TACAGATTCTGGTGTCACTCGTGATATGCTGTTGGACGCCTACACTAATTTGGTGCAGGCAAAGTGGATTGCAGACTACGCCGAGAAACACTATGGCTGCTGGAGTCAGCCGTGGTACATGTCGGGCGACTGGTGCTAAGTACCTAATTTAGCCAAGTTGTCTATTTTGGCTAACTATTCCTACTAGAATATAAGTGATTACATAACTTCTACTGAAAAGGATTCCCCGACATGGCAAAGCGACCTTATACCGGCTGGGACCGGAACAGTTCTGGCAGGCGTGCAGGCACTGAAGCATTTATCAAGCAAATTAAGTTTTGGAGTGGTGGGGGCCTGTGGCATAATGGCTCTTGGCTGGTTAGGCCGATGAGAGGAAAAAGTAATCCTAGTGTTCACGGAACGGGCCGTGCTTTTGACATTTCTTGGCGTGGCGGAAAGTACGGTGGGTACGGAGACTACGAGAAGGTAAAAGTCTGGTACGACTTTTTCTGCGAGCACGCTGACGAACTAGAGATTGAAGCAGTATTCGATTACTACCCACGCCCTTGGGGCCGGGGGTATAAGTGTGACCGGGATGCGACGAATGTGTACACCCGGAAAGCGTTTTCTGGCGCTCCGGGCGGCGACTGGCTGCACTTAGAGATTTCTAACAAGTACGCTGATGATCCTGACTTCTACAATGCAAAGATGGCTGAGTTGATTGCTGGGATCAAGCCAGAAGCCCCGGCTAAGCCTGCCCCCGTGGAAGAGGCTCCTGCTGCCGTAGATAATCCCACTGGCGACGATTATCCCGGCCACCCCATCTCTAAGGGACATGACCATAAAGATGAAGTAAAGATGGTTCAGTCTAAAGTGGGCGCTAAGGTTGACGGAGACTTTGGGCCTAAGACAGAGGCCGCAGTTAAGTCATGGCAGTCAGCGAACGGTTTGACCGCAGACGGTATTGTCGGTCCTGCGACTTGGAAAGCCATGTTTGGTGAGGAAAAGAAGACTGCCCGTGCGTACCCCGGAAGCCCACTCAAGGTAGGTTCCGAGGGTGACGATGTGAGAGCAGTTCAGGCAGTCGTGGATGCCCACGTTGACGGCGATTTTGGTCCTAAGACGGAAGCGTCTGTTAAGGCATGGCAGAAGGCAAATGGCTTGACTGCTGACGGACTTGTCGGACCTAATACTTGGAAGGCAATGTTCGCCTAAATGCGGTTTTTCTACGAAGCGACAATTGACCGCATCGTTGATGGCGATACTGTAGACCTTAACATTGATTTAGGTTTTGATGTCTCGTACAAAGCCCGTGTGCGTCTTCACGGTGTCAACACTCCTGAGACTCGCACTAGAGACCTTGAAGAAAAAGAATTAGGCATTGCTGCTAAAAACTATGTATACGACTGGCTCACTGCACATGATACGGTGTATGTTAAGACGCTAAAAGATGGAAGCGGTAAGTACGGGCGTATTCTGGGTTATATTTATGCTGATGAGCATATGACGAAGTGCCTCAACGATGATATTATTGATTCGGGGCATGGTGAACCTTATTACGGGGGCAAGCGTTCGACTTGACCTTTAGCGCTTTAGTGTAGTAGACTATCTGTATGGATCGAAAAGAAGTAAAGTTCGCTGCAACGACCATGCCCGCTCGGGATCAGTTTGACGCCGTAAAGCGTTTGCTGACTTTGGTTGTCGCTAAAGATGGTACTTTCCGTACCGATGAAAAGTGGGCGCACGAAGTCGCCCGATCTTTGACGGACCAGAACGTAGTTCGTGTGAGTGGTGATATGATTTCCGTTGGCTCAAACTTTGAGCCATATTTGCTTTCTGCGGCAAATATCGACTCTGCTTTCACCGAGACTCTTTTTCATTACAGGGAACTGATTCATCAAAAAATAAAAGAGTATGATCTTTGCGATGATGCAATCTCTGAACACCTTAATTCGTTGGGGTCTGTAGATGACAAAATTATGTATTTGACTTCTATGGTTTCTTCGACCTCTGCTAAGTTACAGCACATTATTGAGCGTAACACGATGGTTGAAGCAATGCTCGCTGAGGTAGACTCAGCGTTGTCCGTGGTGGAAAGTGTCCTAGATGAGAATACTCACGGCTAATGCACGAGTGTTGCTGGCTGTTTTAGAGCACCCAGATAAAACTCAGCGTGAAATAGCAGATATGTTAAACATGAGATACCAGCATGTGTGGCGGGCTTTGGACCGGCTGGTAAAAGAAGAAATATTACAAAAAACACGACAGAATAGGAGAACATATTTCGTTGCTGGTAAAGGCTTTTGGGAGATTGAAGATATCAAGCGCCTAAAGGCTTGCGTCATCTGACGAAATGTGTTACACTTACACAAATGGCTAAAATACTGTACTACGACATAGAGACCGCACCGAACCTTAGTTTCGTTTGGGGACAATTTGAGCAGAATGTAATTGAGCACGAGCGAGAGTGGTACATGCTTTGTGTTTCCTACAGATGGGAACACGAGAACAAGACACATGTGACTTCGCTTGTTGATTTTCCTTCCGCATACAAGAAGGACCCAGAAAATGACTACCATGTAGTCAAGGCGCTGTGGGACTTGATTGATGAGGCAGATGTAGTCATCGCCCACAATGGCGACAGGTTTGATATGCGAAAGGCAAATGCACGTTTCGTGGCCCACGGTTTAGGACCGGCTTCTCCTGTGAAGCAGGTTGATACTCTTAAGGTCGCCCGCAGGTACTTCATGTTCAACAGCAATAAGTTGGACCATTTGGGAGCACACCTAGGTCTTGGCCGCAAGGTCGATACTGGCGGATTTGAAACGTGGGCGGGCTGTATGCGTGGTGACATGAAGTTGTGGAAACGCATGACTAAGTATGCCAAGCAGGACGTTGACCTTCTGCGAAAAGTGTATATGAAGTTGCGCCCGTGGATGACCAATCACCCCAATCTTAACGTCTTTGACGGTACCGATGGTTGCCCGACTTGCGGATCGCATCAACTCCACAAGCGTGGCACCAGACGGACACAAGTCGCTGTGTACCAGCAGTACCAGTGCAACGACTGTGGGGCGTACTCTAGACAGCGGCTAGCGAACGCTGACCATATCAAGCCTGAGATTGTTCCCTGATTTAGTTCTACTATGCTTACATCAGAATATCTCTATGACCAGACCCCTGATAGGTTGATGGTTCATCATGCCTCTGAAACGTGGTATGCGTTTTACGACACGGCGTTGTCTATTTTGACTAATGCTGACGGAAGCCTTCGCTCGTTTTCGTATGATACCAAGTCCGAGTATCGTGACGTTCGTAGGTACATTGTTGAAGAATACAATTTGACAGATACGAAGGTTGACATCTACGATGAAGATTAGAAGTAAGGCTTATACTTTCGATGACGTGTTGATCGTTCCGAAGTATTCGGAAGTGCGTAGCCGTACCGATGTTGATTTGTCGGTACAACTAGGTAAGCATCATTTGAGGATGCCTTTGATTGCTGCGAATATGGACACTGTTTGTGGGCCACGTATGGCGAGCGAGATGGACCGCTTAGGTAGTTTCGGCGTAATGCACAGAAACATGCCTTTAGTTGCTAGCGGTGATCCTCTTGTTGCTACACGGTTTGGTTCTGTTGCTGGCCGAACAATCCGTTCGGCAGTAGCGTTTGGAGTTAACGACAATCTAGATGTTGTTGTTCAGCAGGCTAATAGTTGGCGAACCCAGATTCTAGTGTTAGACATTGCCCACGGCCATAGTAAGCACGCACTGAAAGCGTTGAAATATGTCATGTCGGAGATTGACCATGAGGCTACGTTTATTGGTGGGAATGTTGCTACCCCTTCTGCTGTTGAAGATTTTGCCAAGATTGGGGCAGATGTAGTAAAAATTGGAATTGGTCCGGGTAGCGTGTGTTCGACACGAGTCGTTGCAGGGGTTGGCGTTCCTCAATTGACCGCTATTGCAGAATGCTCTTCAGTAGCGGATGCGCTAGGAATTCATACTATTGCTGATGGAGGAATTAAGACGCCGGGAGACGCCGCTAAGGCTCTTGCGGCAGGTGCTGATGCCGTAATGATTGGCGGGATGTTTGCTGGAACCGATGAGGCCCCCGGAAAGAAGATTACTCTAGAAGACGGTAGCGTTATGAAGGAGCATCGTGGGATGGCTTCTACCGAAGCAGGCTCATCGTTCCCTGAAGGCGTTTCCGGTATCGTGGCTTACAAAGGTCCGGTTGCAGACGTAGTTGACTCCATTAACCGAGGCATTCGGTCTGCATGTAGTTATGTTGGGGCGGGTTCGTTGGCAGAATTGTACTCAAGAGCAGAATTCGTAGAAATATCTCCTGCGGGGTTGCGTGAATCCGCTCCGCATGATATACTTAACGCTAACTTATGGTAAACGAAGATTCTATTACACTGTTTGATGATTGGTTGCATTCTCAAAGCACGCAAGCCGAGGGAACTTTAGGCAAGGTTACGCTTGTACGTTCAGATGAGCAGTTTGCTGACTTTCGTGACTGGCTACTTGGTAAAAGCCGACCCATTGCGTATGACATTGAGGCTACCGGCCTAGACACCTACTCCCCTGAATGGGAGATCAAAAGTATCCAGTGGGGAGATATTAGCGAAGCGTTTGTTTTCATTTGGAAGGAGCCGTGGTTTCAAAAGTCGATTGATTTAGTCATGAATGAGACTAAGCATCGCCTGCTAGCGCACAACGCTGCTTACGACGCTATTGGTCTTGATCGTCACGGACATGTTGATGCTATCAAGATTCTAGACCGAACGTTTGATACAAAGATTCTTGCGCACCTTGCCGACCCACGGAGTCGTGCTGAGGGTGGTGTGGGTCATGGTCTTAAGAACTTGTCGTTTCACCACGTAGATAAGTCTGCGCCTGATTCGGACAGTGCTTTGAAGGATTTGTTCAAAGCAAATAAGTGGTCAGTCAAGCAGGGTTGGAAGAACATTCCTGCTGCTCACCCGACGTTGGTACACTACGCTGGCACAGACGTTATTCTGACTGCTAGGCTGTTCCCTAAACTTCGGGATGAGATCAAACGTCAAACTATGGATCATCTTGTTAAGTACGAGCACACAATCTTGAAACTGGTTGTGGCTATGGAACGGCGAGGTATGCGTATTGATGTTGACTACGCTGAGCAGTTGGTTGAGAGCATGACGACTGAAGAGAAGCGCAATATTGGTATTGTTCAGTCGTTTGGTGTTGAGAACCATAACGCCACAAAAGACGTTGCAGAGGGGCTACAGAAACTTGGGATCACTTTGATTGAGACAACAGCCTCAGGCGCTCTGAAAGTAGACAAAACAATTCTGAACGCAATTGCTGACGACGAGAACTCTGGGAACGCTGGAATGCTTGCAAAAGCAGTTATGGCTGCTAAGAACAATGCTAAGTGGCGTGACAGTTATGTTATTGCCTCACTGGAATCTATGGACTCTAACGGTAGAGTGCATCCGAAGATCAACAGCCTTCAGGCCCGAACTGGCCGTATGTCGGTAAACAACCCTCCGCTTCAGCAGTTACCCTCTGGCGGTGATGCTATACGTCGAATGTTCTTGGCAGAGGAGGGGTGCCGAATGTCGTCTATCGACTTTTCGGGTGTTGAACTTAGGGTATTGGCTGCTTTATCCCAAGACCCTGTTATGCTTAAAGTTTTCCGTGAAGGTGCAGACCTGCACCAAACTACCGCAGATAACACGGGTGTGACTCGCAAAGTAGCCAAGACAGTTAACTTCGGCAAGGTATACGGGGCTGGCCCCAAGACGCTGGCGAGACAGTCAGGGCTTTCTGTAGATGAGGCACAGAGTGTGTGCGATCTCTTTGATGCCACATACAAGGGCGTTACAGAGTTCTCTCACAAACTAGCATATCCGGTCAAGAAGGGACATAGAAACTACGTGATTACCCATACTGGACGCAAACTGCCTGTGGACGCTGAGCGGCCTTACGCTGCCCTTAACTACTGCATTCAGTCCACGGCTCGTGATATACTCGGTAAAGCAATGATTGATGTAGCAGATCAGGGTCTGTGGGACTACGCTGTGTTACCGATTCATGACGAAATCCTATTTAGTTTCCCTGAGGATCAGGCCGTTGAGTTATGCCGACATGCTGGGGTGGCTATGGAGACTGTGTTGAAAGAAGTACATATTTCGACTGAACCGGACTTGGGGGGTGCCTCATGGGGCACACTATATACAGAAGGTGAACATGAAGTTATTGAGTTAACTGACGATGATCGCCGCAAGTACGGGGATGATAAACTAAAACGGCTGCTTTTCGATGAGCAGAACTTCCGTTTTTGAGTATTAGTTAGGAGCAAAACTATGAAATTATTTACAAAAGTTTGGAATTACGTGCAAGACTTGTCTGTTTACACCGGTAAAAACCGTGGTGAGACTTTTGATGAGGAGGTTATGGCTATCAACCGAGCACCAAAGCGCCACATTCAGGTATATACCGATAAAACAGGGCTGTATGACTGGGAACGAGAAGAGGCGATGTTACGTCACCCTTCTAACTACAAAAGGAGAAGCAAGTAATGGCAGGATACGCAAGAAGTTCAAAGCATAAGATTTTGACACGAGAAGAAGAAGTAGTTCTTGGTCGTGCAGTTTCTGCGGGGATTCAAGCCGCAAAAGACTTAAATAATGCGCACTTAGAAGGGATTACTTTAGATTTCGCTGAGCGTAGAAAGTTGAACGTTGCGGTACGAGAAGGTAAGCGAGCAAAAGATACATTTGTAGAGCACAATCTACGCCTTGCGATGGACACTGCTGCAAGATATGCCCGTTCTCAGTCTCGCATGGAATACGAGGATTTGATTCAGGAGGCGACAATCGGCCTGATGCGGGCGGTTGATAAGTTTGACCCCGAGCGTGGGTTCAAGTTCTCCACGTATGCAACTTGGTGGTGCCGTCAGGCATGTCAGCGGGCTATCGCCAACTACGGAAGGGCTATTAGGCTCCCTATGCATGTGGAAGCAGATGTACGCAAATTGGCTGCGGTCGTTGAAGAGTTTGAACTAGTTGCTGAAGAGTTTTCTCGGGAGTTCCTTGCAGACTATCTAGACTGGGATTTAGACAAACTAGATGAAATTTGGTCTTATATGGAGAACACTCGCCTAGATTCTTTAGACACCCCATTAGGTGAAGAAGGCTCAGTTTCTCACGCAGACATGCTTGTTGATCCGAATCAGACGTTGGTTGAGGATGTGGGGATTGAAAATAGTTTTGCTTCCGATATCTTAAAGGCACTGTCTGTTTTACCTGAGCGTGAGTATAACGTTCTTTTGATGCATCACGGGTTAGGTGAACAGAAATCTGCTATGACACTACAAGAAATTGGTGAGACAATGGGTCTTACCAGAGAGCGGGTTCGGCAGTTGGAGGCGAAGGCTATCGCTAGGCTTCGGCATCCGTCGTCTGGCGTTGCGTGGGCGTTTACAGAGGCTTCTGAAGAAGTGTGACTTGCGACTCCGTAGGTAGTGTGTTATACTTACGGTTTCAAGCCCCCGTGGCGGAATAGGCATACGCAGGAGACTTAAAATCTCTGGCCCGTTAGGGCTTGTGGGTTCAAGTCCCACCGGGGGTACTAGAAAGGAGCAAGATGAATATTTTTGTTGTTGAGACTGACCCTATTGAGGCTGCTCAGTCTTTGTGTGACAAACACGTACCAAAGATGACTGTAGAGTCTGTTCAGATGCTGGTGTCTGCATTAAGGCGGCATGGGGCGTCAGATGATGATGTACCTTTAACTGCAAAAGGTCTACCGCATAAAGGTGGTTATTCTAATCACCCAAGCACTCAGTGGGCAGGAGAATCGTCTGCTAACTTTGAGTGGTTATTCGACCATGCTGTTGGACTGTGCGAGGAGTACACGTTTCGATTTAACAAAGAACATGCTTGTTTCAAACAGTTAGATAAAATTATGGATTCTGCGGATTTTGTTCCTCCGGGCGAATTGACTGATATCGCTTTGTGCGTGGGTGAAGATTTCCACGAACGGCTGGGGTACAAGCATTCTTCTCTTGAAGAGGCAGTTGACATCTACCGAGAATTCTATAGAATAGACAAGTCTGCGTTTGCTAAGTGGGACAAAGGGCGATCCGAACCTGCGTGGTGGACAGCAGTTGACATCAGCGTATAAGAAAGGTACTATACCGTTATGAGTGAAATTAATGTAAATCCACAGGACGTTATTAACGATCTGCTTCGCCAGATTACTGACTTGACCGCACAGAACGCTGTTCTTCGTGCTGCCCTTAATGCGGCACAGGCAGAAGACGTTCCTACGCCTGTTGAGAGCGAGTAATACGGTATAATATCGTACAGGAGGTCATCTTATGAGTGCTGGCGCATACGATATTACTTGTGAACAAGGTACGACGTTTAACCGTACCCTTACCGTTAAAGACAGTAACGGTGATGCCCGAGATTTGAGTACGTATACGGCGAGGATGCACGTGCGCAGAACCACTGCTTCTGCGTCTACCCTTATCGAACTTACGACCGAGAATAACCGGATTTCTTTAAACTCGTCTGGGCAAATTACCCTGTCGTTGAGCGCAAACGAGACGGCTGCTTTGGCAGAAGGCGGCGTGTACGACTTAGAGTTAGTGGACGCTTCGTCTAATGTAGAGCGAGTTGTTGAGGGTGCTTTTATTTTAGACCTTGAGGTGACTAGATAATGTTTGATTACGACGATGGTTTACTGGCTGATGTGGTTTGGCGTAAATACGTTGAAGCCCTTGAAAAGAATGTGCGACTAGAGGCACAGTTAGCCGTAGCCCAAGTTACGGTGTCCCGCCTTCAAGAAGTTTTAAACTTGAAAGAGGGTGCCAACGAAGATAATAACTATCTTTTGGACGCCGACCTAGATTCTGATGATTAAAGAGTTACAGTGGAATGTTGATGGTCATCGCCTAATCTTAACCGTTAATAAGAGCGAAGTCACTGTCATCCCAAATATCTGCCCCCACGGGAATGCCCCTGACTCTCCTTGCTACCATGCAGGGATTGAGTCATGTTTGGTTAACTATTTTGTCCATAATTATGGACTAGAGACAAATCATGGCACAGTGCGGGCTGATGAAAATATTGAGATAGCGTGGGCGATGTCAGGTAGCCCTTGGGACATTGATTTAGTTGAGTTCCATATGATACCAGTGGAAGATGCACGTTTTTCGGATTGGTTGGCTTCTGTCTCCGAGTAGTAGAAAAGACACCTATATTTTCGGTAGAATGTATATGAAGACTTTTTTTGGAGGCAGTTGTGGCAGACTATGTATTAGCGTACCCACTCAGTGTGAGTACTGATAGATTCAATACAGTTCTTCAGGATTCAGACACGTACAAGGCTCAGCAGATTAAGGGCTTTTTGCGTACAGAGAAAAATGAACGTCCATTGCTACCTGATTTTGGTATGAATGAACCTACGTTCCATGAGTTCGATAGTGGTCAGTTTTTTGACGCATTTTTGAATTTTTACTCAGGGCAGACTCTAGAGATAACAGAGGTTAAGTTGTTGGAGGCTGCTGGAGTCGTCTCCGACATACAGATTGGTTTTAAGTGAGGTTGATATGGCTAACTCTCCTGATGTGAAAAAATATGTAGACTTAACAATCTACGATGAAGACCCTGTAGAATTACTTGACGAAATTTTGGCGGCTGCTCGTGGCCTTATTCCTACATGGCGACCCGAGGCAGGGCAAATCGAAACAGTGCTGTCGGAGGCGTTTGCTATTCGGTCGGCCAGTCTTGCCAACTCTATCAACCGGGTTCCTGCTGCCACGACTGAAGTTTTGTTGCAGTTGTTCGGCTTAACTCGTGGGGACGGCACCAAGTCCACGGCCACTCTTTCTATTACATTTACCGATTCTGATACGCTTGAACGCTCGTTGCCCGCAGGTACTGAGTTTTTGTATGTTGACTCTGTGACTGGTGTGTCTTACACATTTGCGCTTGATAATACGTTTACTTTGAGCGGTACTTTGACTGGGACCGCTACAGTTTCTTCGGTTTCTGTCGGCTCTGCTAACAACATTTCAGCAGTTGGTAGTAATTTAACTTTGCTTTCCAGCGCCATCTTCTTTGAATCCGCTGTGTTCACTACGACAGCAATAAATGGTACGGATGCAGAGACAGATACTGAGTACTTTGATCGTGGAGTAAATCTTCTTGCCAGTTATACTTCTGCGGCCACTACGCCGTCTCAAATCAAGTATTATGTTGGGGGCAGTAAGACGTATGCTAATCGTGTGGAAGTATTTAACCGTCGTCGTTATAGGGACCGTGATACCACGGCAAGTGATTACGGTACCCATGATGGGGCTGTTTTAGTTGCTGTTGCTTCCACGGTTAGTAACCCTGCTTCAGCGGCTGCTGAAGTAGTGGTTCCGGCGAGTAGTTTATCTGATTTGCACACGTCTGTGCAAGATAGGGCACCGTCTGGTTTGATTGTTGATGTTATGTCTGCGGAATTGGCGGAGATTGACGTGACTGCTTCGGTGGTTAAGAAAGACGGTTTTACTGGGGCAGAGGTTCTTGCAGCAGTTAACACTGCGCTGAAGTCATATTTCGACGCTAACACGTGGAATTGGTCTACTACCACTGTTCGGCGCAATGAGGTTATTGCTTTGATTGACAGTGTGGACGGCGTTGATTATGTTGAGTCTTTGACTATGGATGGATCAACTCTTGTGGGTAGTAACAATGTGGGGCATTATACGTCTTCGGGCGGTTCTAAGACTACTGTGAATTTGGATATTGAGGATTTAGACGCTAGCACCGAGTTTACTCCGGGGGAAATCGGTTTCTATTACGTGGACGCTAACGAGAACCCTCCCGTTTTGTATGAGTTTGTAAATACGGGTACGTTCACTACGGACAGTAACGGTGATGCTTCAAATCAACCCTTTGAGGCTATTGCTAATGGAGAGGGCTTCAACGACACAAGCAACAGCGGTAACGTTGATCCAACGGCCACTTACCCCGGAACCGGTAATGTTTCAACATCTCTGGGAACTGCTGTGAAAAATTCAAGCAGTGCGTTTACGGGAGGAAGCAACGACTCCAACACCTTTACTGTCCTTAACGGAACAGGTGCCGTATCCAACGATGTTGTGTTGCGGAATCTCGGTACTTTGGTGACTTACGGTACGTTGAATATTACAGTGGCTTAAGGCTTAGGTTGAGTGATGTCACATAAAAACTTTAATATTATTCCAACAACCGAGGCATTGTTTGGCTCCGACGCCACTTTTGGTGGGTGGGAGTTTACTTCTGGTTCAGGCGGGTTTGTCAGAATTAATGACTTTGGGGCCTATCCAACGTATGTTCCCGGTGACAGAGCGGGGTATACGTTCACGAAAAACACGTTAATGTTCTTCACCACGTCCACAGATGATGTAGTTATTAAATCTCCGTGGATTCCTGCCAAGTCTGCCTACAATTATTTGGTCAGCATGTTTTTTGCTGTCGAAGGAACTAACTCAAATATTACTTTAGATTTAGAAGTTAGTGCCACCTCGTCAGGAACAGGCAGCACCTATTCTAGCGACTCATCGTTAGCGGAGCCTGCCAGCGTAGATTTCGATGAGGGTGATTCCGCTATGCTCTTTCAGAGATTTGCCACCTTAGGGTCTACTGCTTTTGTTCGTCTAGTTGTAACGTGGTCAGGTCAAGGCGCAGGCTCACTTACTGCTGGGTCAGCGTTGTTCTTATATGATCCTGTTGTGTGTGAAGACATGGGCACTGATTCAGGAACATTTGCAAATATCTTTTACAATCTTTTACCTGCGTTCATGCGTTTAGATGACGATAATATTAACGATATTTCTGATAACCCGTCTTTGTTCACAAACCCCTTGATGCGGCTAGTAGAGTCACTTACTGCTCCGGCAGGTGAAATTGCTGATCTTACCATAGATTTTGATTACACTCGCTCCACAGAAGGTGCGGAAAGTAAGTCTATCTTAACTGATCCCGACACAGCAAAATCTAAATATTTGTTATGGTTGGCTACGGTTACAGGAACTAATCTATTAACACAGGGATCAGGGTTCACTCCTTGGGCGGCATTTGACGGATTTGATTGGGATGACTTTGACCTAATTGACGGTATAGACACTGCCGAGGACTCTGTTGAGTGGAATTTGCTGCAAGACTACGACGCAGACTTCTTTGATTCAATTCAAGGATACAGAGATCAAATCCGAACAGGGTTCGCAGGACTGAATGCTGGGCGACGAGACACGATTATAGAGTTTCTGCGAACACAACTTCAATCAGGTTCTGCGGCAACCGACTTGGTGATTATTTCGACTGGTGATAAAGACAGTCCTTACAAAGTTGAAATACTTGTTGATCCATCCGCTGACCCTGACGCTACAGGAACACAATTAGCGGACGCTGTGAACAACAGCATGGTTGTTGGCGGCGTAGCGACCAAAGTAAGCCAAGTAATCGAATCTGCGCAAGGGGCTTACGATTTTTCGACAGCCTTGCACCCCGCCACTGAATCTGATACGGGATCAGGTGGGGTTGTGTATTATGGTAAAAGTTTTCTGTCAGATGTTGAGGGATACGCAAGAAATATTTTGTTAAATGAAAACTCTGCATCGGCAAGTGTTCCAGAGTTGGGTGGTGGGGTTGGGGCGGCTCACTTCAAGACTGGCTCTCAGTACTTTTACGGCGATCTTAGTTCGACCACCTATGGAAGTATTTTAACTGCATCTTCTAGTTCTTGCGATTTGGGTGGGTCTCTTACAGGGTTTGACATCATTGCTGTAGTGTCCGACCTGACTCCACCCTTGGCTACGGTGGATACTGCTGGTGATGGTAGCGCTACTCCAGCAGACTGGTTTTTCCGTGAGAAGCGCCTACTTGTGTCTGGTCAAGACTCTGGCGGTTCAGATAACGACTGGGCAGTTTACATTGTTTCAGGTCTGAGTTCTGGTGCAGACAGTGACGCACGGTTACTGTTTGTAGAGGGTTACAACGTTCAGAACGCAACCAATTATGCTTACTCTAATCCTGTTAATTTTGCTGAACTGAATCACGGTGGTGAATTTGTGCTTAGAGTTTCCCGCTCTGCTTTAGAGAGCGGTGACGCAACTGTTTCGTTCTTTGCTCAGAGAAGCCTTTATGACGATTGGGAGACTAACACTTTGGGGTCTAGTACGATCACTCCTAATACAGAGGCTGCTGGAGCCGACGCACAAATTCAGGTTCTCGGTGAAATCACTGGTTCGGGTGGCGGTGATTGGGCCGATGCTGGCCCTGTCTCTTGCGCTGTCAGCCGGTTGATGGTTTTCTCCTCCCCCATTTCATTCGGCGGCGAATCAGATACTTCGTCTTCTGCGCACGCCTACATCGACGGCGGATCAACTACCACGTTTGGGTATTACACGTATTCCCCAACAGTTGATATTGACTTGAACGGTGTTAGTGCCTACAGCACTTCATTTAACGCTGTGATTGACGGCATCACGAACCTTACGACTACTGTCAATGAAGCGAGTTCAAATGACTTGGACATTTTGGCGATGCGCAGAATCGGTGGAACAACGAACTTCTGGTACTATGGTCATGCTGCTAGTGGCGGCGATACTTTGGCTATTAGTGGGCTGGCGAATGCTGCTGCTAGTCACGATGTCAAAGTCACCGTGTACGATGTGACGGATGGTAGCGAAACTGAGTACAGTAATGCGGTCACTGCGTCTGGCGGCGTTATAACGATTGACGCTCAAGATACGTACACTGGGGCTACTACATACGCTGGGTCTTCGATTAAGCAGATTAGTGTTGAGCATTCCGGTTCGGAGGTTGCTAAATTCTTGCCGACCACGATTGCTCTGGGTGCTACGACTGGTGCTGACTCGGTTGATGCAGGACAGACATGGACTCTGACTCGGACGTTCCCTGCTTCGTCTGTTGCTTACGCTCCTAGCCAATTGGTGAATAAAGATTCGATTCATATCTTTGAGGGGTCTCCGCTGATCCGTAAGCCAATCAAGTTTGAAACTTATATGGACTTTTCTGTGGTCATGGAGATTAGACGCTTCTGGGATTCTGGCACTTATGACGTATTTAAATTGCACACTGCGGATAGTGACGGACTCACGGTTTACTTTGAAGACGATTACTTAAAAGCAAGTTTCACGCAAGATACCAATGTTGAGCGTGTCGAATGGCAAGAAACTAGTTATGGTAGTTGGCATCTAGTTGTCGTGCGGCGTGATGCGGAAGGAAACTTTAGTTTAGTAGTTGACGGCACAGAAGTAGATACCTCTGTGGTTTCTCCATTAATCAGTACTTTCGCAAATGAAATTAGTTCAGCCGTCCTTAGCGAAGGCGCTGGCGGAGAATGGAACGCTAGATTTGGTTTGGCCGAGTTTGCTTTCTTTGACCGATACCTCTCAGACGCTGAAATTACACTACTGGCTAGCCAGATTTCATAGTACACTATACATAGGAGGTGTGTCTAAATGGCCGTTACAAATACTGGACGCTTTGCAATTTATGAATGGGGGTCTTCGGCAGACCCGTTTACTCGTGACCAGATGACAGAATCGCATCAGGTTTTGAAAGCCCGTGCGGCTGGCTTTGTTACGACCGAAGAGTCACAGCCAGACAGCGACTTAAACGGGTACTTTTATTACACCAGCACTGACAGCAGCGCCGGTATTCTTAAGTACTCTAATGGTATTGACTGGTTCAACATCAACGAGTCTGGCACGGTAGTTTCGCTTGACGGTACTACGTCTGATGGTACTGGCACCACGTTTGCTCTTGCTAACCACAAGCACGCTTTGGACGACAGCATTGTTACGACAGCGAAGATTAATAATCTTGCTGTTACTGAAGGCAAGATTGCTACTGGTGCGGTTACTGAAGGTAAGATTGGTGCTGCTGCGGTCACTAACGCTAAACTTGGTAGCGACTTGAATGCTTCTAAGTTGACGGCTGGTACGCTTGATGTTGCTAGGATTGCTTCTGGTGCTATTACGAACGTTAAACTTGGTTCAGATTTAGACGCATCGAAGTTGACGGCTGGTACGCTTGATGTGGCTCGTATTACTGATGGTGCTGTTACGAACGCTAAGTTGGCCAACATGGGTGCTAACACGGTGAAGATTCGTCAGTCGTCTACTGGTGTTCCTCAAAATGTTGAAATCGGCACTAATGCTGTTCTTGGACGGTCTGGCTCTGGTGCCTTGCAGAGTACTCAGGTTGAGACAGGTATGATCGCAAACGACCAAGTAACGTATGCTAAGATGCAAAACATTTCTAGCGGTTTCAGTATTTTAGGTAAGGCTGGTACAGGGTCTGGTAATGTTGCTGAAATTACAGCAGGGACAGATTCGGTTCTACGTCGTGATGGTAATGGCAACTTGGGGTTTGGCAAGATTGACGGTAATCATATTACTAATAACTCTATTACTGCGACTCAGATTAATGCGAATGCTGTTGGTTCGTCTGAGTTGGCTGACAATGCTGTTGATACTGCTGCTATTCAAAACAACGCTGTTACGGGTGCAAAAATTCTTAACAATACTATTGCGTTAGGGACGAAAACCACTGGTAACTACGTTGCTACAATATCTGGCGGTACAAGTATTTCAGTTTCCGGGTCCGGCTCAGAAGGTGCAGGTGTTACTATCAATCACTCAGATACCTCTTCGTTAAACGGAGCCTACGGCGGCAACAATAACGGTATTGTTATTGAAGATATTACTGTTGATGCACGTGGCCATGTCACTGCTATAGGTACCCGTGACCTTGATGGACGCTTCCCTCCTAAGGGCGATACTTATACAGACAGTACAGGTGGCGGCGGCTACTGGATTACTTACGGTACAGGCAACCCCATTAACGGTGACGGTGCCCCTAACGGGTCTATCTACCTTCAGTACACGTAAGGGAGGTAACGATGCCTGCAAAAGTTAAGATTAGCGGTACTTACCGAACCGTTCCTGATGCTGACCTGTTTCTGAAACAAAGCAGCAATTATAGCAGCCCTGTTACTGGAGGCTACGTTAAAATTGGTGGGGGTTACCGCCAGTTTCATCAAGGGTCTGATCCTGTAACATACTACTTTGTTTCTAGCGGCACAAAAGGCGCTCGTGGCACGTCTTGGAAACCGAGCAGCGGTCAAGGCGGCGCTGACTTTCCACAGATCAGCAAATACATTAACGGTGTACACCCTTGGTTTGGTCTTGTTAATTTTACAAATGACACATCGGGCGTATCGTTAACGTCTAGGCTCGCAACTCGTCCTGTAGTCAAGTCTGCTTACTTTAATGTCCTGCGCTGGAATGATGGCGGGTTCGGTAGCGGCTACGGTAATCTTTACCTTGGCCGATACACGGCTTCGTTTTCGGCCTTGAACCCTAACTACACGAATTGTAACTTTACGTATTCTGCTAGCAAGAACTGGTCAGGGTCTGGCTCTTCGGCAGGGACTGTAGACTACTCGGACAACTATTTGTATCGTGGCGAGTTTGTGGGCGGTGACCCCGGAGGCTATCGGAACGGTATTGGTATTGCAGATGGCGGTATTGAACTTGGTAGCCACCGTCAACAACTTGTAGATCATTTGAAAACAGGCCCTATGTGTATGACGCATACGAATAATACTGGCACGTCTTCATCAGGACTAGGACACACAGGTAATGTGACCTATTCTCAACAGGCTAACTACTGGAATTTTTACAATGCTGGAGCGACTGTGTTTGGTGTCCAAATCGGCCCCACGCTTGTTGTTACGTTAGATTTCATTTAATACTCCGAAAGGAGCCACTATGAGAGGGGAACAGAATGTGGATAGAATTCTTAAACATGACTGTACCTGCTCTAGTGGGTTCAGCGGTGACGTTAACAGCGATTCTTTTAACGAATCAGCGGAAAACCAAAAAGTTGAACATGGAAGTTGATGCTGCTCAAGATTTTGTGTGGCTGGATTTAGTTAAGCAAAGTCGTATAGAATATGCGTTACAGCGAAAAGAAAATAACAGACTGAGATACATAACTCATCATTTGCAGGAAGAACTATCTGTTTTAGAGCAGAAAAACTCTGAATTGCAGGAAGAACTGTTGAGGCTACGTGCTCTAGAAGAGTAGGAGATTTAAATGTCAGAAGATTTTGTGCCTTGGAGTGAACGTGATGACGACGACAACGTTGACGACTTGTTAGGGTTGTTAGCGGATGCTCTGGAGGACAGCCAGTCTTCTGATGCCACGGTTTTGCATACTCAGCCGGATGACATGGTTAACGAGTTGGTGTCTAATGTTTTTGCTGCTCGTGGTGAGACTGGCGTTCTGGGTCATTTTATTTTTGCTGGTGAGATTATTGGCGAGAATGGCGATCCTCATTTGATGGTTGTAACTTCTGATAATCTTCCTGATTGGGTTGCTCGTGGTATGATTATGGCGGCGGATGATTATATCGCTGGAGGTATTATAGAATGACGGTGGGGCGTGTAGATTTGTCTTGCACGAAAGGTAGTGCGTTTACAGCGTCTGTTATAGTTAAGAATCCTGACTTGAATCTAGCGTCGTTGGAGTATTGGGATTCTCGGATGCAGGTGCGTAGGACGTATGCAGATTCGTCTTCGTTGGTTGAGTTTACTTCAGCGAATGGTAGGATTACACAAGACACAGAAACTGCTAAAATAACATTAAGTTTATCTGCTGAAGAAACCAGTGGGTTAGAGATTGGTGAACACGTCTACGATTTAGAGGTGTTTTCTACCGGTTCTCGGCCCGCTGTTTTGAGGTTGATAAAGGGGACTTTTTCTGTGGAGTAAGACATGCCAGACTATACTGTAACTGTTGAGGAGACCGTTGGTAACACGGTTACCGCTCAAGACATTGTAAATTCAATTACCATTTCTGAGACGGACGCTAACTCTGTGACGGTTGTTGCGTCCACGTTTGTCAACGATGCCGGAGCATCGTCTAACCTTTTTTATGCAGCAAGTACTCCGTCTAACGCTTTAGGTTCGGAGGGTGACTTTTATATTGATACTTCTTCCGGCAATCTTTGGGGTCCAAAAGGAGAGTCTTCGTGGGGCAGCGATCCCCTGCCTTTGATTCCGAAACGGTTCATTTTTACTCAGGCTGCTGCTTCTAGTTCTTGGGATATTCCCCACACTTTAGACGGTTTTCCGTCTGTAACTGTTGTAGATTCTGCGGGGACAGTGGTCGTCGGTACGGTATCATATAATAGTACAAGCAGTGTGACTGTTTCGTTTGAATCAGCATTTGCGGGTAAAGCGTACCTAACATGAGTTCGGAGAGGTAATGGCTCAGAAATTCTTAACTAATCTTGATCTAAATAAGAATGAGTTGCAGAATGCGAAGATTCAGAATCTTGGCACGGCTCCGTCGTCTCCTGAAGACGGTCAAGTTTACTTTGATACGGGTGATAACGCCCTAAAGGTTTACGACGGCACGTCATGGATCAACCTTCAGGAAGGTGACATTTCTGGCGTCACGGCTGGGACCGGCCTTTCCGGTGGCGGCACTAGCGGTGCTGTCACGATCAACCTAGCAGATACTGCTGTTTCGGCAGGCTCGTATGGTTCTGCAACCGCTATCCCTACGTTCACTGTTGACGCTCAGGGCCGCTTGACTGCTGTCAGCACTGCTTCGATTTCTACCAACCTTTCTTTCACTGACGACAACACCACTTCTGCTAGCGTGGCCCTGAATGGTGGCACGCTCAGCATTCTTGGTGGAACCGGTGTTGCCACGACCGCTAACGACTCCTCTGATTCGCTTACGGTGGCGATTGGTCAGGATGTTGGAACCACAGCCGACGTGACGTTCAATTCGGTAACAGCCGCTTTGACGGGCAACGTAACTGGTAACGTCACAGGTAACGTAACTGGTAACGTAACGGGCGACTTGACGGGCGATGTCACAGGCAACGTGACCGGAAACTTGACTGGTAACGTAACGGGTGATGTCACTGGTGATGTGACCGGTGATGTGACCGGTAACGTAACTGCTGGTCTGATCAGGGTTGGAGTTACAGCCAATAACGAAATTGATACCTCCAGCGGCAACCTAACTATCGACTCTGCTGGTGGCACGGTTACTGTTGACGACAACCTTGTTATTTCAGGAGACCTAACTGTCAGCGGTACCACGACTACAGTTAACACCGAGACTATTAATCTCGCAGATAACGTCATTGTTATCAACTCTAACGCTACGGGTTCTGCAACAGAAGACGGCGGTATTGAGATTGAGCGAGGAGATGACACTAACGTTACGCTTCTCTGGGATGAGTCAAACAACCGATGGACAATTGGCTCCGAGACCTTAGTCGCTGGCACGTTCATTGGTGCCTTAACGGGTAATGTTACAGGTGACGTAACGGGTGACGTAACCGGCGACTTGACCGGTACGGTTCTTACCGCTTCTCAGACTAACATTACAGGCATTGGCACGATCACTACCGGCGAATGGCAGGCAACCGATATTGCTGTTGCCCACGGCGGTACGGGTGCCTCTACTGCTGCCGGTGCTAAGACAAACCTTGGCTTCATGACTCGCTATGCGGCGACGATTGGAAATAACTCAGACACATCTATTGCTGTTACGCACAGCCTCGGCACTGAAGATGTTGTTGTCGAAGTATACGACGCCTCCACTAAAGAAACTGTTATTTGTGACGTTGATCGAACCAGTACGAATGCGGTCACATTGACGTTCTCCTCAGCCCCAGACACTAACGCTCTTCGGGTCGTTATTATTGGCTGATAAGATGTCACGAGAAACAACTCGTGGCGCTACGGGTCCAGACGACAGTTGGGATCAGTAGTTACTCCGCCGTGCAGGCGATTACCCGACAGGGGGTGGGGCTGGGTGTAGTTCCGGCCCCACCTCTTATGCTAGAATAAGGGTAGTACTACTGTTGTGCTTGAGGGCACACTGTCTTAAGGATCGGTTGAGGCCGTGGCAAGAAAATTCAAAACTCCTATAACTATTGATGAGTTAGGGTCTGCTTCTTCGCAGGCTCTCGCCGCTAATGTGGATGGTGATTCACAGAATCGTATCAATATTGATGCGGGCGGTAAGATTACTTGGGGTTCTGGTTCTGCCACTGGTGACACGACACTTTACAGGTCTGCTGCTGATACGCTGAAGACGGACGATGCTTTTACTGCCACGTCTTTGGCTGTTACAGGTCAGTTTACTTTTCCTACGTCGGATGGTTCTGCGGATCAGGTTATTACGACTAATGGTTCTGGTACGTTAACTTGGTCTGATGTTTCTGCGAATGCTACGGTGTCTGATACGGCTCCGTCTTCTCCTGCTACTGGTCAGATTTGGTATGAGTCTGATACTGGTAAGACGTTTGTGTATTATGATTCGTTTTGGATTGAGGTTGGTGCTTCGCCGCCTGCGTCTCCTTTTATTACGGATTTGGATGAGGATACGAAGATTCAGGTTGAAGAGTCTTCGGATGAGGATAAGATTCGTTTTGATACTGCTGGTTCGGAGCGGATGATTATTGATAATACAGGCAATGTCGGTATAGGCACCACGACGCCCGGTCAGGCGCTAGCGGTAGAGGGGCGCATCGTTGCGAATCATACAGGTAATGCTTTCCCGTTGTCGGTGCAGTCAGATCAGTCAACGTCTGGCATTATTCTTTCGGATGCTGGGACGACAAGTAATGTGGTGTTGCGTTCTAGCGGTGATGACTTTCAGATACGAACGAACGCTAATAGTCGTGTAACTGTTAAGTCTGACGGCAAGGTCGGTATCGGCACCACGACTCCTGGCTACAAATTGGAAGTTGACGGCACGCTGGCTATCACCAATGAGTCAACGTCACTAATTTCTAACAACAGCAGTTCTGGCCGTGAGGTTTTGCAGATGCGTGCTCGTACTGGCACGGGCGATGGCGCTGGTATCAACTTGTATGGTGACGCAGATGCTTCTCACGCTGGTAAGGCGTTTATTTATTCGGGCGGGTCTGCCACGTTGGCGGTTGATGGCGGCAATGTCGGTATCGGCACCACGTCGCCTGAGACACCGCTCAACATTGTTACGACCAACAAACTCGGATCGACGTTTACAGGTACGACCGATGGCGAAGGGCTACGGGTCGATCAGTCGGACTACACCGCAGGCAACTACGTCAGTCTTGTAGAGGCTAGTTACGACGATGGCCAGACTGCGCCGCATGTTCGCATAGGCGCTATGTATGACGGCGGCGGTTCTAATTTGGCTTTTGGCACGTCAAACAATTACTCCACCGGCATCACGAACACTGCGATGTTCATTGATTCGTCGGGCAATGTGGGTATCAACGACACCACGCCGTCGTACAAGTTGGACGTTAAGGGTAGTGCTCAGGTTGCTTCTGGGGATGACACCGATCTGTTTGTAAAAACGACTGAGGATTCAAGTTATACGGCGGCTGTAACTATTGGTGGCGCACGCACATCGTCTTCGTTGGACAATTTGTCTCAATTGCGCTTTCATAACTACTCCAACCAAAGCACATCGGGGGATTACGAGGCGGCTCGTATTTCTGCCGTTGATCCGTCTGGCGCACATGGGTCTGGCAACGGTGCGCTTGTATTTAAAACATCTAATGGCGGTTCTTTGTCAGAGCGTATGCGTATTGACGAGAACGGCAAACTCCTTTTAAGTGGCGGTTCATCTACGACAAGCATCCCTTCGGCTGTGAACAATGCTGGTGATGAGGATGGTTTGTTCCTGTACGCTAAAACAGGTAACGGTACTGCACGACTGGGTATGTGGATTGACGGTGACGGCGGTAATGGAGACTTGCCGTTTGTCGTAGCGAACAGCAATTCTACGATAACTTTTAATGTTTACGGCGATGGCGACGTGGTGAACACCAATAACTCCTACGGTCAAATCTCAGATGCCTCAATAAAGCAAGACATTGTTGATGCCTCATCGCAATGGGATGATATCAAAGCAGTTCAGTTACGAAATTACAGACTGATACAAGATGTGGAGAACGATGGTGACAACGCTCGTGTGTACTTAGGTGTGGTTGCTCAAGAACTTGAAGCGGCAGGGATGAGCGGTCTTGTTACAACAAGGCAAAATGATCTAAAATCGGTTAAGTCTTCAGTTCTGTACATGAAAGCAGTTGGAGCGTTGCAAGAAGCACAGAATCGCATAGAGGCACTAGAGACAACTAATTCAGATTTGATTGCCCGTATTGAAGCGCTGGAGGCTAACTGATGGCTATTAACTTTCCTGATTCCCCTTCAGTGAACGATACTCACACTGTCGGCAACCGTACATGGCAATGGAACGGAACATACTGGTCTATCGTGGTCAGTAACGCTTCTGACCGTGTTGCGACAACAGAGTACGTGGACTCAACTGTTGAAACTGGTGTGCGTTGGAACGAGGCTGTGGACTTAGCGACTGCGGCTGTGCTTCCTAATTCGCCCACGTATGACAATGGTTCTTCTGGTGTTGGCGCTACTCTGACGGCTGGCTCTAATGCCCGTGTTGTTGTTGATGGTGTGAATGGTACGGCTGGTGATAGGGTGCTTGTCAAGAATCAGGCGGCTGCTGCTCAGAACGGTATTTACACTGTTACCACTCAGGGTGATGGTTCGACTGCGTATGTGTTGACTCGTGCGACCGATAATGATACTAGTCTGTATGCTGGCGATGCTACGTGGGTTTTGGGCGGTTCTGATAATGCTAATCAAGGTTTTATTCTCACGTCTGAGGGTACTGGTACTGGTGAGGTTCATACGCTTGGTTCGGATTCTTTAACTTACACTCAGTTTTCTGGTGTGAGTTCTGTTACTGCTGGCACTAATTTGTCGAAGACTGGTAATACGATTAATCTTGATACTTCTTTGACTGGTTTGTCGGCGGTTACGTCTACGGCGTTTACTGGTGATTTGACTGGCGATGTGACCGGTAATTTAACTGGTAATGTGACCGGCGATGTAACTGGTAATGTGACCGGTAACCTCACAGGTAATGTGACAGGCGATGTCACTGGTGACCTGACTGGTAATGTCACGGGCAATGTCACAGGCAATGTAACTGGTGATGTGACCGGTACAGCAGACGTTGCGACGAGCGTTACGGTTACTGCAAACAACACAACGAATGAAACAGTTTATCTTGCTTTTGTTGATGGAGATACAGGCACTCAGGGTGTTGAAACTGACACAGGGTTGACGTACAATCCTAGTACTGGGGTGATTGGTACTACTTCTGTGACGGGCAACCTAACGGGCAATGTAACGGGCAATGTAACGGGTGACGTTACAGGCAACTTGACCGGCAACGCAACCGGCAACCTTACAGGCAACGTTACCGGCGATTTGACTGGTGACGTGACCGGCGCAGTAACTGGCAATGTTACCGGCGACCTAACCGGTGATGTAACCGGCAATGTCACAGGCAACGTCACAGGCAACGTCACAGGCAATGTCGCTGGCGACCTAACCGGCGATGTTTATGCGTCCAACGGGACGAGTAAAATTTTAGATAACGGCTCTGACGGCACAGACGCTCAACTTACGGGCAGTGTTGTCGGTAACGTTACGGGCGACGTGACCGGCAACGTCACATCTTCTGGGACATCTACTTTCTCAGGTACCGTAAACCTTAACGGTGCCACTGTGTCAAATGCGGCGTTCAACTTGACTGGTGATTTGACAGGCACGGCTGACACTGCAACGGTTGCCACGAATGTTACGGCTACGGCCAACAACTCTACAGACGAGACAGTCTATCTCACCTTTGTGGATGGTGCTACAGGTTCTCAAGGTATTGAGACGGACACGGGTCTATCGTACAATCCTAGCACGGGCGTGTTAACGACTACTTCTGTTACAGGCAACTTGACTGGGGATGTTACTTCAGGGAACATTCAAGTTGGTGTAACAGGCGATAACGAGATTGACACTTCGTCGGGTAACCTTACGCTTGATTCTGCTGGCGGCACAGTAGCGATTGATGATAATGCTACGATTGCTGGCGATTTGACATTAACTTCTACGGACGCAGGTTCGTCAGCCGCCCCTATTATTGACCTTTACCGCAACTCTGCTTCTCCTGCTGCCGCCGACTATCTTGGACAGATTCAGTATTCAGGTGAGAACTCAAACGGCGGAACAGAAATTTACGCTAAGGTAACTGGTAAAATTACAGACCCGACACACACTTCTGAAGATGGGTTGATTGAGACAGCCATCAAGGGTGCAGGGTCGTTCACTATTGTTAGCCGACAAAGGCACGACGAACTTCAACTCATAAATGGTGTTGGCTTGTCTGTGGCCGGTGACGTGACTATCTCAGGAAACCTAACTGTTGATGGCACCACGACTACGGTAAACTCCACAACGATTACCGTGGATGATAAAAACATTGAGTTAGGTTCTGTTGCTAGCCCCGATGACACAACTGCTGATGGTGGCGGTATCACACTTAAGGGCGCAACAGATAAAACCTTCAACTGGGTGGATGCTACGGATTCGTGGACCTCATCAGAACACATTGACCTTGCTTCAGGTAAAGCATTCTACATTAACAATACTTCTGTACTGTCGGCTTCGGCACTTGGTACGGCTGTTGCAGTTTCGCTGCTGTCAACTACTGCCTCTTCTTCAGAAGGTCGCATTGCTTGGGATTCCACGAATGATAAGATTATTGTTGGTGATGGTTCTACTCAACGTGAGTTTGCTTCGTCTACTTTGAAGACGAATGCACGGACTGCGAGTTATACGCTTGTTTTGGCTGATAAAGATAAGTTGGTTGAGATGGGTGTCGGTTCGGCTAATACGTTGACTGTTCCTCCTAACTCTTCTGTTGCTTATCCTGTCGGTACTCAGATTACTGTTTTACAGACTGGTGCTGGTCAGACGACTCTTACTCCGGGTTCGGGTGTTACTGTTAACGGTACTCCGGGCCTTAAGTTGCGGGACCAGTGGTCTTCTGCTACACTAATCAAGAGGGGCACAGATACTTGGGTTGCTGTGGGTGACCTTTCCGACTGAGGTGTGTAGGCATGGCTATAAATAAAGATGTAGGACAAGGTGGCAAGTTACCTGAAAGTTCTGTAACTACAACGCCGTCCACGTCTGGCGGTGGTACTCCCCTAATTGGTACGTCTTCCAATACGGTAGCGTTTGGCGTTACCCCGTCGTACACTGGTAAAGAAAACACGGCAGACGTTCGGGCGTGGACGAATCCTAATGGTCCTGCTAACGCCGACAAGGCAGGTAAGGGTGGCCCGTCTACTAATTCTCCGGGTGGGGCAAATGTCTCACAAGGATCAGAACAAACTTGTACGTTTGATATTGTTACGAGCGATACGTCCCCCGAAGATGAGGTTCGTGCAGGTTTTGCGTACAAGTTTATGCGTTCTACCACAGCCGCAGATGGAACTGTGGAGACTGAAGAAATTGGCGATTACTTAACAGTCCGTAAGCCTAGCACGATGAACACTATTAGCGCTACTGATGGTGATGATGCTTCAACTACTGTTACGTGGACGGCTCACGCTATTGGGGACTTTGGGGCGGGTGGCAGTTCTTCTGATTATTCCGATGAAGGCTACGCTAGATACATCACGTTTCAAGCCACCCCTACGGGTGGGGGGTCTACGCAGCAAGCAATCGTAACGAATCAGCCTACGTCTTCGTCTAAGGTTCTTACAGGCTTGACTAACGGCACTGAGTATAGTATCCGGGCGAGACTGAGCAACACTCATCTTATCGGGGACTGGTCAAATAGTGTCATTATTACGCCTGTTGCTCCCCCATATTTCCCCCCGTTCTTCCCTCCGTTCTTCCCGCCTTTCTTCCCTCCGTTCTTCCCTCCTTACTTCCCGCCGTTCTTCCCTCCGTTCTTTCCACCTTACTTCCCTCCGTTCTTTCCGCCGTTCTTCCCTCCTTACTTCCCTCCGTTCTTCCCGCCCTTCTTTCCTCCCTATTTCCCGCCGTTCTTCCCGCCTTTCTTCCCGCCATTTTTCCCTCCATTCTTCCCCCCATTCTTCCCGCCTTACTTCCCTCCAGCGTTCAAGTAAGCGTTGACGGTACGGGAAGTGTGCTGTAGAATATCGGTATGGAAGAAGTTTCGATTATACCTTCGGGCTACTACGGGGACAGTTCCGACAACATCGTTGTCTTTGAGAACTTTATCGACCCGGAAGATTTAGCGGTAGTTCAGGCATTCCTACCCACGATTGACGAATGGGAGAACGGAAAAGAGACTGAATACGACGAGAATGGTGTTTGTATTTATGACGCTACCTACTGGAACGACCGTATGTGTAGTGGTCCTATTATTGACCGTAAAAATCCAGAAGTTTACAAGATCATTGAGAAATACATTGATAAAATGGCGAACGAAGTCGAAAAGTTTTTCAATGTTAAAGTTTATGGGCGTGCCCCTGTTTTAATGCGTTGGTTTGAAGGCATAGAGCAACAGCCGCACGCAGATAAAGAATTAAACGATGGTAGCCCGAATCCATTTCCAACCTATGACTTAAACTCACTGTTTTACTATAACGATGACTTTACTGGTGGTGAACTATACTTTCCTCAGCACGACATTGAGATTACACCCAAACCGGGGTTGGCAGTCATGTTTGTGGGTGACCGAAATTATCTGCATGGTGTCCGTACAGTTACTAGCGGTGAGCGGTGGACAACTCCTTCGTTTTATACCGTGGTTGAAAACTTGAACGAGGAATACTTGTGAAAGAACGAGATGGCGTAGTCATTGTGCCTGATTTTTTATCTCCAGAGACTGTGGAACTGTACACGGAGGAGATAAGCAAGTTACCTCGGCATGACATTCAAGATCATTTGTACGACAAGTTTATTCAGTTGGGTGAGAGCGCTGTCCTGCGTCCACTGATGGACGGATTAAACCTAAAAGTTAGAGAGTTTATTGAGAACTACTATTCGTGTGGCGTGGGGCAAGAAGAGTTAGCATCGCTAGTTAGTGCGCTTCCCGGCTGGGAGTTACAGTTACACGCCGATACATTTGAGGACACGTCACTAAACTTAGACACCTACGCAGGCTACCCTTCCCGTGACATCTCCACGCTTCTTTATTTTAACAATCACGGAAGTGACTTTACCGGGGGCGATCTGTTTATGCCCAATCAAGACTTGTTCATTTTTCCTAAGGCTGGTATGCTGGTCGCATTTCCGACAAGCGAAAAATATTTACACCAAGTCGCTAAAGTAGAATCTGGGGAGCGACTAAACATCACTACTTTCTGGCATGTGTTGGAAAGATTTGACTCCACTCGGTACGTTTGATACGATAACACCATGAGTTACGGTAATCACAGCACTACTTCAAAGTTTGACTACGAGTATATTGGCGACCCGCATTTAGGCATCGTGGTCTATAAGAATTGTTTAGATGGGGTAGATTATGTTCCTGCCCGTCTACATCAGGCTTTGGATGACAGTCAACACGAATACTTCAAGTGGCATGACTCACTCGTTGGTGAGGGCGTTAAGATGCCCGAGTACCGAGACTGTGTAGATTTTAAGATGGCTGAAGAGTACATCCCTAACACTCCTTCAGAGTTTTCAGAGATTGTCGGGGTTTACACCGATGTGTCCTCTAGGATTAACGACGGCCTTCAGCATTATCAGAGCATGTACAACATCACTATGCGGTACATGGAAGCCATCAACTTTGTGAAGTATGGTCCGGGCGAGCACTTCGCCGTTCATACTGACCACGGCTTTTCGTACATTTGTACGGTGTCTAACATTGTGTATCTCAACGATGATTATGAGGGCGGCGAGTTGCACTTCCCGTTGCTGGATATCACTTACAAGCCGGAGGCTGGTGACTCTATCTTCTTCCCGTCAACATACATTTACGCTCATGCGTCCCTTCCGGTGACAGAGGGCGTGAAGTATTCAGCAGTCACAATGTTTGATTACAATGACGATGCACACAAGCACGGTGGGTTTTCCAGAGACTTTGGTCAAACAAACGAACAGCCTGAGAAGCCTTCTTTCCCTGATGAAAGCCCAGTCGCAGTGGCAGGGTTTGATGAAGAGCAGTTGCGTAAGATTATTCATGAAGAGATTCATAAGTACGCTGTAGCGAGTTGGGAAGCCCAACAGCAAGCAGGTAACACAAATTATACCTACCAATACGGCACACAGTCATGAGTAAACTTACTTTAGTTAGAACGCACCAAGCCTCCCCACACGTTCAACAGTCTGATCTACGGCGTGGCTGGATGGACGATACCTACAATAAACATGCTTACCGGTGTTTGCCAATTACAATGGCTAATGTTAATGGTTGGGAAGTTTTATTGCCTTGCGATGTTGTTGTTAAATGGGATGGTGGTCAAACGGTGCCCACACTAATTGAAGGGGGCGAGCACGATCATCGCATGGTTGCTAACTGCAATAAGATAGGCATGGTTGACTTTCAGTTAGGCTGGGCGTTCAACACCGAAGAAGGCTATCACACATGGCTTACTGGCTCTCCTAACTACTTCGTGGAGGGGGCTACCCCACTGTCTGCAATTATTCCTAGTGACTGGTGGCCCGACGAAGTTCAGATGGCTTGGAAAATTACAGAAGTTGGTAAAGAAGTCGTATTCCCGAAGGGAACTCCTTTCGCATTCTTCTTTGTTTTCGACACTAACTTAATGCCTAACATAGAGTGTACGGTTGAGAACTTGTGGGACAAGCCTCAATTAATGGAAGACCGGATGAAGTACAACAAGGCAAAAATGCAAAAAATGCAAGATGAGCCGTGGACTTGGATGAACGGAATCCGTACCGGATTGGACGCTGACGGTAATAGGATAGGTCCTCGCCATGATGGTTTAGTAGACTTACACGATCCTGAAATACCGGAGGTTCCAAATTGGCTTACTCAATGACCGCACACACCCCACTGGGTGATGAAAAGTTTGTACTGAATCTTCCTGTGGGTGATGACTGCGGAAGTGCTCATATGTTTAAGGGTAGTTTTGATTTTACCGAGTTCAGGAAAGTAAACGAAACGTACTTTCTTTCCGGTAATTCACTTGTGCCTTTCGACTGTGGGATACGTGTCCAGTGTACTCCTGTTGAAGATATGTTGACGGGCGTTGTTCAGATTCTTGATCCACACACAGGACACTCCATGTTAGAGTGCCCTATCGACGGCCACGTTTCTAGCAATCCGCACCCTTGGAGTGAGCAATGAGCATTTACGATATTCAGATGAATTCAATTGATGGTGAACCTGACTTTATGCATCAGTTTGACGGCAAGGTAACTCTTGTCGTGAACACTGTATCAAAGTTAGGCTACACTCCGCAGTGTAGTACGTTTTGGTCGTTTGCACGGACTACCCGCCAGTTCTGGCAGTTACAGCAAGTCCATGATGAGTTCAAGGATCGTGGCTTTAGTGTGGTTGGTTTTCCGTGCAATCAGTTTGGGCAGATGGAGCCTTGCGAGAATGATGAGATTTCGGCTTGGATGGAGCAGGCTTACCCGTTTGTTGATTTCCCCTTGTCGGAAAAGATCGACGTTAACGGCAAGAATGGCAGTTTAGTTTACTCGGCTTTGTTGGGTAACGTGGTTAGGGTGAAGGATGCTTCTCCTGCTGATACGTCTGAGGCGGCGCAGGAGGGCTGGAACAAGGCTGGCGGCGCTGTTGCACGTATTCCCCATAGTTGGGAGAAGTTTATTGTGGGTCGTAACGGTCAGATGATTACCCGCTTCAATTGGCAGAGCGATCCTTTGGATGATGTTCCTTTGACTACTGGCGAGAGTTGGACAATCCGAGAGTGCATTGACGAAGTACTGGACTACTAAGCGGTATAATATTAGCAGAGGAAGGTGTTGTCATGCGTTTAACTAACAGTGTACAGAAGATCGCTCTTGAAGATAAATTGAGTAAGTTGCGTCCTTTGTTGGATGTGTCTATTCGTGATGCGGGGTTTGACCCTGCCGACTATGCTGATGTTCAAGGGTTGATTGATATTCTTCCCGGCATGATGCCCATCATTAATGACGTAGATGATATGCCTCGCTTGCGTAGGTTCTTTCGATTGCAGGCTTCAGTTCCTAAAGAGGAGCACACCGACCACTGGATGTATCCAATGTGCTCGGCTACGGAAACTCACCTTAACATGACTTTAGACGAGTTGTACGGGCGGGAAGATTACAAGACAGTAGTTCTAGATAACATTGAAGACTACTTATCCATGATCCAGAAGTACATTCCCGTATTCCACGAGCCGGGGATGGCGTACATTCTTTATATCCAACTAGACAACAGTGTGGTAGATTGCGAAGACGGGGGACTAATCGCCCAGACAAGCACAATTCACCCGTATGCAGGTTCGTCAACGCTACACGAGTTGTTTAAACTTATGCTTGAGTGGCAGTGGGCTTATATTCATGCGGATAGTACTGAGCCTGCGGCGTTAAAGTCTAATGAGGTTTTGACCCACTTAGGTCTAAATGTTGATGATGAAGATTCTAACGAAGTTGTGCGTGACCTTATGGCTTTACCGGATCAGCAGGTTGCACAATATTTTAAGACCGGCACATGCTCAACCAATTTGGACGACCCTGAAATGCCGTTGTCATTTAGACTGTGGGCGGCAGAGAACAACTTGATGGAAGAGCCTCGCCCTATACTTGCGCAACTATACAAAGATTGTGTATCATATAAAAACACAGAGAACGATTTAGCACGATTGTGAGGAACTAATGGCTGTAACCGTTTCAGAAGCACAACGCCAAAAGGCTAAAGAGAAGGCAATTGATTTTCTGAATCAGAACATTGTCTCTATGGCGATGATGTTGAATGTAGACACTTCAACCCTTGATTCAAGTTTTGTTATCCCGGTTGCTGAGGCTGACGCTGATTACCCTGCGTACCAGTCTTTGCTAACTATGGTGGAGAACCTAGAAGCACTAGAGTCATGAAGAAGTATACCGTAACTGATGGTGCCGTGGAAACTGAGGCACAAGCCTCTGGCGTGGACATCTATGCTTTTGGTGAGCCTGACGAGGGGTTTGATCCTACAGAAAGTTCCCAGATTGCTGAGGAGCCTGTCAAGTTCGACACCTCAACAACGGCATGGAATGTTCCGTCAGGAGAGGGGTTTATGTGCCACTTTTACTCAGGCGAAATTGATCCGCTACGCACTTCACTTCCTATGTCCGCCGAGAGTTTAGACGAGTTTGCTGATGAGTAGAATTGGAAACGCTAGCACACCCGCCTATGACGCTGTGGCTGATCTTGCCCATGTAGAGCGAGATTTAATCAGCATCATGTATGTGCTGGGTATGGAGACAGGCAACATTTCATCATCTTCTTTTGACGATATTGTTGCTCAGATTAAAGCAACTTTCCCGTTCTTGCGGTTGCAGGAAGGGCATAGTTTGGCATCGAATGATGCGTTAAAAGAAATCAATGTGTTGCTGATGGTAAATGCTCGCCGCTTGTGGCATCGTTGGCAGTTAGCAAGGAGTATCGTAAATGGATAAGATTTTAGGTAATAAGTTCTTAATTGCGAATGCTTTGACTTACGAGTTTTCTAAGAACTCTTCACAAGCACTGGATTACGATTTCTTTCAGGTTCACGACGATATCGTTAGGGCCGTAAATGCTGATTGGACTTCCAAGAATTTGGACCGGCGCTCCATCGCTGTCGGAGCAGATTTCTACATGCATGTGTGGGACTTGCTTTCCGGCAAAGTTGCGGGATGGAAAGAGATGGTTTATATCTCTACAGGGATTTACTCGCAGATGGTTGCTGATCTTATTCAGCCCACAACTGCTCTAGTTGCGTCACCTGATAGAAACTTTGATTTTGTTTTAGACTTGAACAGAAAAGGGTGCGCTCTAACCTTCTTAAACAACGACTGTTTGCAAGCATTTGAGGCACACGTTTTAACACACCCAGATTGCAACTTCACTGGAGATTACACAGTCATGGAAGTTGAAGAGTTAGAAGCAATGACGGAGCCACAGTTTGATTTTGTTCACATGCACTCTGTTGATTTGACCATCAACCCGGCTTTGATTGATAAAGTGGTAGACGTTACAAATTCTGGGGGCGCTATTTATCTTTCGGGCGTTAACGAAATGATGCGCCTCTACTCATCGGACTATTACATTGAGCCGTTGTACGATATGTACGAAGTATTAGACGACCGTACAGACATTACAAGTTACCATATCCCCCACGCTATCGGGTTCCATATTTTAGTAAAGCAGTAACATGACAGATGACAATATCCAGCCTGAAGACTGGCGAAGCGGTGAACCGCATCCAGACACACCTACAATTGACGACGATGCCATCAAGGAAATTGGTGAGTTTGAAGTAGAAGACTTGGGTGGCGGTGTATTAGTTTTCCGTAACGCTGTACAGGGGGACACTGAGGAAGTTTTCAAGTACATTGACGCACAGTCTGAAGTTTCTCATCAAAACAGATGGGAATACATCGTTGGCGAGGATGGTGAAAAGTACGGAATCAATGAAGACGGATTCCGTTACCGGCCTGAAGATATTCCCGCAACACCGGTTCGCTTGCTTCACCCTGTCACTGAAGAAACGCCTGATGTCCCCCGTGCGTTCTTTCACAACATGGAAGACACTATTTACAAAGCGCTAATTCGTTACATTGACTACTTCCCCCTCATTGTTGGGTGCGTATGGTGGAAGAACCGTGGACACATTCTTCGCTACGCCGACGAGGGCATCCTCGGCGCTCACTGTGACAATGATACAAACTACAAGGTCACTGAAGGAGTCAGATACATGCCTCGTGGGCAGATGGCCGCACGGCAGACCTGCGGATGCCTCGTGTACCTAAACGATTCGGTGGATAGCGAAGACGAGTTAGACGGCACCAACTTCACTGGGGGCGTTCTAGAGTTCTTCCACCTCGGCATTGAGTACAAGCCCAAGAAGGGCGACATTGTGTTCTTCCCCACGAACTACATGGCCTCACATCAGGTTAGCCGAATGGATGCCGGGGTACGATACAGTTACCTGTCGTTCTTTGGTCAGGGTTCACCACATCAAGAGGCAAACATTAACATTGTTGAGCCTGCCGATAGTTTTCAGTGGTGCCCCGCTATGTGGATGAACAACATTTACGACGATTACGAGAAGTACTGCAAGTCAGAGTATTCACGATTTTCCACGGGCGAAGAGCAGAACATTGGTATCAATCCTGTCTATCAGGGCCGATGTGTAGCACAGTACGGTACCACTCACGACGCTGAGACCGTAGACGATGCGGCCAATTGCGGAACTGACGGTGTGCCAATCGAATCATGATTGAGGTAATCCGTTGCTCTTACCGTGATGTAATGAGCGACCCAGAATACTTTGCATGGAAGTTTCTGCACGACGGCGTTTTTGGTATTCGTGGGTTGAACGCTACTGAAGAACAGCAGTTAGATATCATCCTTGCTATGGGTGATTATGTCGGATGGGTTCCAAGAAACGACGATTTTGATCGTACTGTGCTTCGACGTTACGAAGAAGACCACGAGCATACGTTCGCACATGGATATCACACAGAACTTGATCTTTCTGTAAACTGGCATTTGGAGCATGTTTTTTCATCTGTTGAGAATTCTACAGTTGCCGGTTTTTGGAATATGCTTAAGTTTGATTGTTCTCCTTCGGTGGGCATGACTTACTTTAAAAACAACTCTAAGTTGCTTGAAGCACTACCATCTGACACGGTGGACTTCATGCGAAAAGCGGTCGTTACAAGTTCAGTTATTAGTGACAGGAAAGGTAACCTGACTCATTCCAATCCACGTAATGCTGTGGAGAAGCACCCGTTTAAAGAGGCTGAGGTTTTGAGAATCTGCCAAGGGGATGTAAGTTTGTTTTCTTTTGATGGGCGTGAGCCTACTGAAAACGAAAAATCTCAATTTGAGGCACATGTAGACATAATCGAAACTGATATTGTTTACAACTTATCTAGTCTTTTGACGTGGAACTGGGAAGTTGGTGACATGCTGATTAGTGATTTGTTTCTCATGTCTCACGCTGTTGCAGGCGGGTTCAAGCCGGGAGAACGAAAGTTTCTAGGATATTTCTGTAGTCATCACTCCATTGACAACGATTATCTGTTTCAGTAAACTATCTGTATGTTCATCAAGTACAATGATCCAGAGCCGGAAGACTTAGGCGGCGGTGTAGTTATTTTTCGCAATGCTGTCTCCTGCGACTGGGACAAAGTGTATGACGAAATTTCTACTTTAGTGGACGAAGAGTATGCGGGCATGTACACTGAAGTGACTGACCCTGAAACCGGTGAGGTTGCTTATGAGAACAGAAGCGGATATTTGTTTGGGCTGGATACTTATGAGTCAATGCCTCGCCGTGGGTCATCGCTGCACTTAAACCCTCGGGAAGACGTTCGTGAGTTACTGGCCGAATTAGAGGCGGCTAAAGATGCGTGTTTGTTAAAGTATTTCACGTGTTATCCTTTGGCGTACAACTGTGTGTGGTGGAAGGTGAAAGGGCACGTAGTGTCTTACGGAGATGGGGTGTACCTCGGATCGCATTCAGACATTAGCGCTGAGTATATCTACGGAGTTCATCGCACTTCGCAAGAGTTAGCCCTACGCAATGTCGTGTCTAATGTGACGTACCTAAACTCATCGGTACCTGAGTCTGAGTTGGACGGCAGAAACTTTACTGAGGGTACCCATAACTTCAACTACTTAAACATTGATCCTATTGTTCCTGAGGCTGGAACTATCATATTCTTCCCATCCAATTACGTTGCTGCCCACGAAGTTCGTCCGGTAGGTAAGGGTAGGAGAATGTCGTACTTGGGATGGTATTCTCAGGGTACTCCGAATCCTGCCGTGCGGGAGGATGTTGTTGATCCGTTGCAGAACCCAGAAGGCGCAGAGGTAAGCACGAACGTGTGGATGCCGACGCTACGGGAAGACTATCGGGCATTTCTAGATGAGCGTGGTTACGATCACAACTCAGAGCAGTATCGAACTACTTTACTTAATTCGGAGGGATGATGATTACATCAGAGCACGTCGGTATGGGTGTGGTTATTTGTCGTAATGTTTTGGACATTGACCCGGACTTTTTTGCAGAATATTGCGGGTGGCTGACCGGCCAGTCTGAGGAAACTTTCAAGTTTGAAAAGGATCACGCTGTTAATCAGACAGGATTCAAGTTCAGTCTTGAGGACATCGGTATGGCTCCTCAGCGGTTCCTAGACACTCGTGGACGCAACCGTGGTGAAGAAGCGCCGCAGGAGTACCTAGACTTTGTGGACGCCTGTGAGGACGCCCTGTACCGTGCGCTGGTTGAGTACTGCAAGATTTTCCCCGATGCGGCCACGACTGCTTGGTGGAGGCCACAGGGCCATGTTGCTGTCTACGATGCGGGTCAGAACATAGGTCCGCATTGCGATGATCAGGTGCCGTTTGAGTGGGGCGAGTCCCCGCCCAACCAAGTGTCGATGCACAACAGCACAAGCATCAATCTTTATCTAAACAACTGTGGGACCGACTACACTGGTGGAGAGATTAACTTTCCTCATGCCGAGCACGCATTTGCCCCTGAAGCCGGTTCAGTTGCCATCTACCCATCCAGTTATGTTGGCCGTCACGAAGTCTATCCTGTGGAGTCAGGAAGGCGAGTCGCATTTTTGAGTATGGCCTGCTACGGTGTTGATACTGTCAACAATGAAGTTGTTGGGCAGGCTGGCCCTAGAATCTGGATGCCCGATCTGATTTCCGATAGTCAGGCGGGTCCGATGGGTGGACGCCGGTCATAGATTGAGAAGTCTACATTGGGGGCCATGTTTGGTTCTTCTGGTGCAAAGGTTGCGTTAATTGAAAGCCTGTTCTCGGCGGACTGCTGTCGCTCTGTCCAATGTAATATGTATGAGGGAAAGACAACGTACATACCTGTCTGGGGCTGCACGTGGGTGTTTTTGTTTACGGTGTTGCACCACGTGGCTGACAGTATAAGTTTGGCAGAGTTTTCGTCTGCAACAGGATAGTACACTACGGACCAGTAATCTTCAGGGTATATGTGGAAGTTTGCGTGATGCGAGTGTGGCTCTACACTTTCGCCTTGTTTTAAGTTTAGCGCCCACTGGGACTTGAGTATTAACTCGGCGTTTTCTGCACCGTATTGGACTAGGCGTGTTAGGCGGGTCAGTAGTTCGTTAATCTCGGAGGAATCGGGCAGCAGTATGTCTTGGCCGTGAGGTTCGCCGTAGTCAATAATTTGTTGGCTTATGAGTTGATTGTCTACGTCTTCAATGAGGCCAAAAAAATACGGTATGTTTACTAACGATACTTTATGCATTGTTGATTTCTTCTCGGGTTCCTGTGGAGTTAAATGCTCTGTGAATTGGGAGTAGTAAGTCTTCGCTAAGTTCGTTGTATTTAACGTAGTTGGCGTAGTCTTTGAATAGGTTGTGCATCCATACTTGTCCACTGTTGATGTTGTGGTCATCTTCGATGATTGTCACACCGTAGTCTGGTGCAGAAGAACCTTGTCCAAAGTATGATAGGTAGGCGTATCTGTTACCTGCGGTGATTGGTTTGACTTCGTGGGCACAAATAAAGTTTGCCGGAAACAGTAGAACGTCTCCGGCTTTAGGTGAATACGTGACATCTGCGTATGGGAAAACAATTTCGCCGCCCTCATAGTCGTCGTTGAGGTAGGCGATTGCTGCTAGGACATGCTTGATGCCGAGTTGATAATCAGGCTCGTGATGCGGCTGATAGTTGATGTCGTTGTCAGCATGAAGGCCCAATGCTGATCCGGGCTTGTATGACAGCACGTGTCCTTTTGTTTTCCACCACAAGCACGGGATAATCATGGGGAACTGAGTTGCATATTTGAGCAGGGCGTCGTAGATTTCAGTCTCCAATGTTTTGAAGTAAGCCGCTTGCCATTCCTCTTCAAGTTCGTGAAAGTTGTTTATTCTTACGCAGTTTGCGTCTAGTTCTTCTGGTGTGAAGCGATGACCACTTAAGTTAGTGGCATGTAGCATGTTACCGTCGTCGTCACACACGTAGGTGTAGTGGTTGTCTAGAGCGTCTTGTCGTAGAGATTCGATTGCAGGGAAAATATCGGTGTTTACGGATACGGCATTAGAGATTTTGACAATCCCTGTTCCCAAATGTTCAAGATTCATAGAAGAACTCTCCTGTGCTCAGTGCCCTCGGCGGGCTATCCTTATGCCATACATTGACTACCATGACTTGCCGTGTCCCCGATTTCACTACAGTGGTTTCATGGAATCTTCGGCCAGCGTCGAAAACAACTAACCTATTGGGCTTGTATGCAATCCGTTCTCTCTCGTCAGGGGGACTGAGATATGTGATAGCCTGATCTGCTTCTAAGACTTCTGAAGGGGAGCCTTCAATACGAGGACGATGTATTTCTAGCATTCCTCCTTCGTCTGCTTCGGTAAAGCCGTACCATATGCATCCGCTGATGGGGGCGTTGAATGTTTTATCGTGAGCATATTGGAATGTGTCTTCATCTACGTGGTGCGGCAGGTACTGAGGTGGGACGAAAGTTCGTGTCCAGTACTCAAACCCAATTACATCTTCTAGATTAAAGTCTCGTGTTTCGGGGTGTTGCCAGATGGCCTGAATGACTTGCTTCTTGAGCGTGTCGGCAGGGGAGTTCCACCAGCCATCCCAGAACATGTAAGGGGCAAAGCAGGATGCCTCTTCGCTGTGGTACTGCTGTCCGTGATAGTCGCCAAGACTTCCACGGTCTTCAAAGGTGTCCATGACAGGCGGGAAGAATGTCTCGTCCTGCTTGATTGCCTCTATCAAGTCTGGGTCTGTGATGAAGTTATCCTGTACGTGCATGTCTCTAGTTTACTGAAATAACCTTGCCGGTGCAATGGCTTGCTCTTGCGATTTGTGCTAGTATATAGTCATGAAACGAAACGATGAGTCAGTAAAGAGAGTTGTTATGGCTGAGGGTTACGCAATCCCTGTTGACGAAAAGCAGTTTGAGCATATGATCTCAACTTCTGCTAAGCCTGTGTTGGTGGACTTTTGGGCCGACTGGTGCGGCCCGTGTAAGGCGATGGCTCCAGTTCTGGACGACTTTGCTGCCAAGTATGCAGACGATATTCAGGTGATTAAGGTTGAGGCAGATAAGGCTCCTCTGCTTATGGAGCGTTTTGATATTTCTAGCATCCCGACGTTGATGGTGTTTATTGACGGTAAGGCAGAGTACGGTATGGTGGGGGCACGGCCACTTGACATGCTGGAAAAGGAACTCGGTGGATACATCGACGTGATGACTAAGGAAGCCTGATGCCTGACCTGTGGGATGATCTGCCGACTGAAATGCTTGGTGATCGTCCCCCGGTAGAGCATCTGTCTAAGCAAGTAGTCACTCCGGCTGAGGTCCTAAAGAAAGAGCGGGGCAAGAATGTGGAAGAAAATTTGCAACAAGTTTTCGGATCACCCGAAGTCAAATAACATGTCGTATGGCGACCATTTGTTGTTCGCCTCAGTTCTTGCGGTAGAGTTTTTTGTGACTGGCTTAATGCTATTAATCCACGCCGTGTTCCCTTTCTGGTTTAAGAACGATGCCTCAGAGTTTGCTGAGTACGCTAACGAGGTGTTGAACGAGCACTAGACTTGACGTGCCTATGTGCGTGTGTTAGAATGGTGGCATGAATCACTGGCACGCTTTTGGAATTGGTTGCGCTATTGGAATCATTATTCTGATGACGTGGCTGCTCAACACTGATGGGGACTGGGAATGATAGTTTCCTTAGAGCCTTGGGAGTGGGTCCACGCTTTGAATGTGGCCGCTCGCCGTCAAGAAGCGAATTGGGATTCATCTGACCGTGCGCATTACGACCGTAAGCGTATGGAAGATGACAGAACCGCACAGGCTAGAGCGTGTGTTTGCGAACTAGCCGTCGCTAAAGCCACGAATAGATACTGGTCGGGTAGTGTGTGGGCTAAAAGTAAGCATAGCAAGTATAAGAACTCTCATGCTGATGTTGGAACCAATTTTGAAGTTCGGTGCGTCAGGTCTAGAGATGATGTCGCTGTTAGGGAGTGGCAGGTCGGGCAGGGGTTGCACTTGTTTGCGGCCCGCACGACTGATGCAGAACTAACCCAAGTTGAGATTATTGGCCATATGAAGTATGACGACGCATGGGAGTTGGGAACTACGCCTAACTATATTAAGCATGAGGAAGCGCCCGGAAAGCGAACACGTGCCGTACTGCTGAGCGATCTTCACCCTTTTCCAGAAAACTATACAGATAATAGGAGCATCGGATGACATCCACTGCTATGGCTTTGGCTGTTAACACTGCCGAAAAGTCAGATCACGACAAGTGGCGTCTAGGCTCTGTTGTGTGGCGGGGTGGCTCTGTCCTTTCCACGGGATTTAATCGTGTAAAGAACGATCCCTCCGTTGTGGAGGACAATAAGCATTTCCACTGTTCGATTCATGCTGAAGCGGATGCTTTGCGGAATGCTGGCGATACTCAGGGCGCTAGGTTGTTTGTTGCTCGTGTTACACGGGGCGGCAATCTAGCGCTTGCTAAGCCTTGTTCTCGTTGCATGGAAGCGATTAGGGAGCATGGAATCAAGAGGGTCTACTACACTGACGAGAATGGTGAGTGGACTTTCTTTAGAGTCTGGCCTTGACACACTGCGCCGAGGCTAGTATAATACCCACAGTCAACGACAAACAAAGGAGATTATGTTGATTACGAAGAAGGCAATTATTCAGGCGGCTACCGAGGTTGCAGAGCGTGCTCCGTCTGCCCGTAACCGTTCATCGAAGATGGTGACGTACCGTCATCCTCGTGGCCTGATCGGCAATGCTTTGCACACCGCTGGTCTGTCGCCTCGTGAGATTCGTTCACTTCAGGGCAACCGGAAGTACGACCGTTTCCTTAACCCTGCGGCTACCGCTTGGGTTCGGGAGGCTAACAGCCGTGCCAACAAGGGCATGGCTTGGGGCGAGGTAGTTTCAACTACCCGATGACCCTAAGTTATGTATGGTAGTATAAATACATAACACATACAAAAAGGTGGGGGCTACCCGTTGGATTGGGAAGATTCAGCGGGTAGCCTTCTTTTTTTTTCTACTGGAGGACTAATATGCTGAAGAAAACATTATATCTACTTCCGCTACTGCTACTGGGATGCGGTGTTCCAGATGACAGTGTAGCAATCTTAAGTATTCCTGAACCGACCACACCACCGACTAGCATCTCTTCGACCACGACTAGCACAACAGCGTTACCTACAACGAGTACAAGTACTACCGTTTTGGTACAGACGACAATGGCTATTTCGACCACTACGAGTACGCCCAGCACTACGACGACCACTCTGGCTTTATCCACAGTTGATAGTGCCCCACAAGCGGCGGTAGAGACTTTACCTACGGTTCAGGACATCTCAGGACCGGCCACAGTGTCCTCTGTGGCGGTTAGAGTCAGTCCCCCTACCACCGAGGCTCCAGAGCCTCCAGAGCCGCCCTCTGGGCCTCCTGCGATCATTCCGGGCGACTGTGAGTCAGTAAGGCGAGTGTTCAACTACTTCGACCCTAGCGGTAACTCTGCTGCTTTCTTTGTAGACGGCGGAATTGCTAAACGTGAATCTGGGTGCGGTTTAGACACCTTAAATGAGTCCACAGGCGACACAGGCGTTGTGCAACTTAACCCAGTACATAACCGAGCAGGTTACTTCGGTGGACGTTCCTTCGGGGATGGTGGCTGGTTGATGGCTCTCCACGGGCTTCGCACCCGACAGGACACACTAAATTCTGAGTGGGCTAATGCAGCGATTACTTTGCGTAAAGTTTGCGGTAATGGGCCGTGGGCGACAGGCGGTAACTACAGTTGCTTGTACAGGAGTCTATGACTTGACTGAACACAGGCATGTGTGTTAGTATGACACGTGGAGCGGTGCCAGAGCGGACGAATGGGTCGGTCTTGAAAACCGTTGAGGTTTCACAGCCTCCGTGGGTTCAAATCCCACCCGCTCCGCCAGTGGGGTATAGTTTAGTGGTAGAACAACGGCTTCCAAACCCGTTGGCGTGGGTTCGATTCCTACTACCCCTGCCAGTTTTATTTAGCCCTCGTGGCCTAACGGATAAGGCGGCAGACTTCTAATCTGTAGATTGCAGGTTCGATTCCTGCCGGGGGCGCTACGCCGGAGTAGCATAATGGTAATGCAACGCTCTTGTAAAGCGTAGATTGTGAGTTCGATCCTCACCTCCGGCTCCAGTATTGACCGCTAGTCTCAAGTGTGGTAGAATAACAATATGAGTACGTCAAACCCGTATACGCCGCAGGGCGTTCTTCGTAATTTAGCGTTGGCTGAGGAAGTTTTGCGTGAGCAAAATCATACTTTTGATGCTAATATTATGGCGGCGGCACATGAAACTATCGTGTCGCTGATGGATAAAGGGGATGCTATGGCTAACGCTGCCCGTTGGAGTGAAGACCTTATGATTCAGGCCGCTGTAGATAGATACGTTTATTACAGGAATCGTGGCCTTACATCTGACCAGTTTGAGGAGGCGGTAAGTGAAGACTTTGTGGAGAAGTCTCCGTGGGTTTATAAGAAGCCAGAAAACCCTAGTGGTCCTAATCATTATTTTTATCATGGTGATTTTTGGAGAGAGGATGAAAGTGATATACATGAAGAAGTTCCGTGAGTTGCGTCATTGGATTAGGCATGGTAGTCCTCCCTTTGAGGGATATACATTTGATGTGGATGAGTTTGAGCCAATCACAGAGGAAGACTTTGAGTCTGTGACAGTGCTTAATTCCCCCGGAGTTATTGGTGATCGCAGTCGCTGGCGTTCACGTAAGATCAACCGAAAAGTGACCGGGAAGATTGACCGCAAGGCCAACGGTTACTAAAGACAACCGAAAGCGAGAACTACCTTATGACCGAAACCGATATTACTAAATCCCAAGTAGAGGCTATGATTCAACAGATTGAGTCGATGCTATCTGAAGTTTCTCACAGGAATATTGTGGAGGCTGCTCAAGTCCAAGATGGGCTGCTAGACCTGTTGAATATGGCTAATGCGCTAGAAGGGCAAGATCAGTGACCTATGAAACGATTCTTAAAGTATGCCTTTCGCTGGCAATTATCCACTCCTGTGCTAGCGTTGTGTATTGTGTTCATCCCCGCTGGGGCGCTGTTGCAGACAGTTATAGCCAACGCCGTAGGGGCCGCAATCTTCTACCACGTAGACAAAAGGATATTTAAGCATAAGACTCATCCGGCTAATAGGTCGTCCAGTCAGGAAGTTATCCCGTACAGGATGCTAACCTCTCTGAAAAATAAGATTAGGTTTTGGTAATGATTTGTGAATTTACAGCGGGAACAGAGCATTGGTATGTTAATACCGACAATAAGCATGTGAAGATTGTGGATAAAATCACCGACACGGTGACGAAAGAGTCCTTCAATCTAGGTTTGCTGGGCCAGTTAGAAGAGCGACGGATCGCTGCTTACGAGAGCACCTACGCTATGATTGGCGTTTCTCCCCGGATTAAGTCCGATCATTATTTCCTAGACGACGGCAATAACCGGATTATTTGGATGGAGGATACTCCTAAATGATATCCAAAAAGACCCCGGCAAGAGTCAAACGAGACAAAAAGCGCCGTGAAAAGCAAGAACAAAGATGGTCAAGCCTATCAGGGCCAGTAACCACCACATACCTCTGCATCTGCCCCCTAGACGGATGCCGAGCCGACACACACAACAGCGACTGATGGAACCCCTCTGGATACCCCCAATGTACTGTGAACGATGTGACGTATACTGGGAATCGAAAGACAGCCAATGCTGGCTGTGTTCAGACCCCGGCGAAGAACAAACACGGATCGTTCCCCCTACCGCACGACTAGACGACGCCGAAAACATTAACTAAAGTGAAAGACTATGACTGAATCAGGAAACCTCAGCCTCAAGTACTGCACCGTAAGCAGATGCGGCAACTCAGCACAATACCACGTTCAATTCACCGATAAGCAAGAAACATACGTATCACGCCCATATCCGTACTGTTCGGAACACACCCAAATCGGATGGTATTTACCGCCCAGAGGGAAAGAAAAAGGGAAGTGGGTAGGTGGCTGGATACCGTCCAACATACACAGTATTCACGACAACTACGGAGATAGCCTCACCCCCAACGAAGTGAAGGACGCTACAAGAAGGTTCTGATGGACGAAGCATTACTCGCATCCATAGTATTATTGATGGGCGTAGGGGCGTTTACAGCATGTTACGTCGCCTATAAAATAGTAACCATCATAGGCAAAAAAGTCGTCAAAACATACCGAAAGGCTACCACCAAATGACCAAAAAAGTTTACTGGATACTGTACGCACCCATCATCGCAACCGGCATCCTCACAGCCGCAACATACATCACAGTCATCAAAATCACCCAAATGTTCCAAAACGCAGAAGCAGGCACACACCCCAAATAAAACGCCCGCTAAACCTGCCACGTTACCAAAAGTAATCTAAACCTCATAGTACACACATAACACTATACGGAAACACCCTATATGGATACAGTAGTACTCTCATACGGTCTAATACTAGGTGTCATCCTCCTCATGATACTCATAGACCTTTTCCTACGAGATAGATAAAACATTATGTTAGACTTCATCGTACCCCTCTTGTTCGGCACAGGACTCACCCTCCTCTGCATGTATTGGGACCGGACAGAACAACAACACCAAGCACGCAAACGAACCAAAAAAGCATCCAAACAGGCACGCACACCCCTTGACAAAACCGTAAACAAACAGTAACATAACCCCTAAAGGGGCCTACTAGTAACTAACAAAACACAACAACAACACTAGAAGGACCCTCCCAATGGAAAAAGAAACAAACCCACTCAACCGCATAACCAAAAACATCCGAACACCTATACAACCAAACAAAGCACCAAAACCCCCCATTTCACCCCAAAACACCCCACCAGAACCCACCAAATACCACTGGTCTCAGGATGCGTTGTGTAAGGACAAGACTGATAAGATGTTCCCTCGGGAGCATAAGGATTTGTCGTATATTTCGGAGGCTCGGAGGATGTGTAGGCAGTGTCCTGTGCGTAAGGAGTGTTTGGAGTATGCGTTGTCGTTTCCGGCTTCGGATCAGCATGGTGTGTGGGCTGGGTTGACTCCTCGTCAGTTGGATGCTGAGGCTAAGCGTAGGGGTGTTCGTGTGGAGCGGTTTACGTTGGCTCAGGTGTGGTCGCATTTGAATCGGAGTTGATTCTGGGTGTATAGCGTTGTGCTATCATAGTGGTGGAGGCGTGGTATGGATTCTAATAAACTTTCTAAGGAGTTTTTGGCTGAGCGGGATGCCCGGATTTTTGGTTTGAAGAAGTCGGGTGTGTCGAATGCTGATATTGCTAAGCGGTTTAATATGACGGCTGCTGCTGTGGCTGCTGCTACTCGGCGTCAGTTGGGTCGGTTGAATTCTGAGGCTTGGTTGTCGTATCCTGAGGTGTTGAGGTTGGAGTTGGAGCGTTTGGATGAGATGCAGAAGTCTGTGTGGCCTTTGACTCAGTTTAGGCGTGAGGTGTTGGATGATGGTTCTGAGGTGATGTTGGAGCCTGATCAGAATGCTGTTCGTACTGTGTTGGGTATTATGGATCGTAGGGCGAAGTTGTTGGGGATGAATGTTGAGCGTACTGAGGTTGCTATTTCTGGTTTGGAGCGGTCTGAGGTGGTGGATGTTACGTCTTCGTTGGTTGGTGGTCCTGTGGCGGAGGTTGATAAGGGTGATGCTAAGGGTGAGGCTTTGGCGTTGTTGGAGTTGATGTCTTCGTCTGGTGTTTTGGATTCTTCTGTGGTTAATAATATTTTGGATAATGTGAGTTCTTCCGAGGTCGTGGAGGCTGAGGTTGTTGATGAAAGTGAGGACAGCGATGTCTAGTGATTATTTGAAACAAACTTTTTTGGCTGATGAGGTGAAGAGGGCTAAGGTGGCTGATGCTGTTGAGGCGGCGTTGGCTGATCCTGAGGAGGTCCCGCCCGAGGAGGTGCGTGATCGTCAGGTGCTGATTCGTGTTGGGGAGATTCAGCGGGGGCAGTGGCAGGAGGCGGCTGAGGCTGATGGCCTGTCTGTGTCGGAGTGGCTGCGGCAGATGGCGGATGCACGGTGGCGTGAGATTTTCACCTGTACTCATCCGTTGGAGAAGCGTCAGTCGTATCCTTGGGCTGAGATTTGTTTGGAGTGCGGTACGAGGCTGCGGTAGGGACACCATTGAGGGTTTTTTGGGTGGGCTAGTCCCGGTTCGGTAGACCGGGGTTGGAGAGTCCCGTCAGTTTAGCGGTGTGGGCTGACGGGGCGGGGCTGGTTGACCCTCATGGTTAGAGCAAAAGAAAAGGGGGACCTCAGCAGTTTAGCCGGGTCCCCCTTTCTTGTTAGTTTTGGTTGGTGTGTTTAGAATCCGAATCCGCTTCGTGCTCGGAGCATTTCTCGTTCTAGATCGTCGGTCCACATTTTGCGGTCTCTTGGTACATAGATACCGTTGATCTGAATCATGTTTTTCCGGTTGTCTCGCCGTTTGCGAATACGGGACATAATCTTCTTAGCCATTTGTTTTCTGTTCACCTCCTCAGGTGCTTGGTCAACTACTAGTATACCGGGGCTTGTTCGGGGTGTAAAGATGAGAGTTCGTGAAAGCAGTCACAAGATTTGGTACGGGAGTCGGGAATTGAACCCGAGTCCAACATTTTATAAGAATGTCTGCCGCTACCAGCGCAGCACCCTCCCGCTAGGGACACCATAGGTACACCATTGGGTGTTTTATGATGAAAGAGATGGTATTATATAAATATGAGTGAGATGTTTGATATTAGCGGGCCGGGTCGTCCAGCAAAGCGAGCCGATCTGGAATTAAAGACGGTGGGCATGTCGTTTAAGGTTGATCCCCGTTTGAAGAACTTGCTGTTAGATATTGCTGACGGGTATGGTATTTCGATGACTGAGTTGTTGTTGATGATGGCGATGAAGGAAGCGGGCGTGGAAGACCTAGAGGATTTAGATGACTGATCCAAACAAGTCGGTTGGTTTGCACATTCATTTGCCTCAGTGGGTGAAAGAGTTGGTTGCTTCTGCTGCTGAGGAAGAGGGGATGTCGATGTCACAGTACTGTGCTCATGTGCTTGCTATGCGTGCTAGGGACACCATTGGCATTCCCAACCCTCCGCCTGCTGTCGTTCCGATCCCGACTGTCTCGGATGTGTTGCGTACATACGTTGATGGCAGCAAGATGATCGGGCCGTGCGGTGAGCCTTGGCCCTGCGAGTACAGAGAAGATAGCAGCCAGTTCATCGGGGATGCTGAGTTCTGTGGTGCGTGTAACGTTAGAGTTCATTAGAACGGCTCCACTGCTGTAGTGTCGCAGCCGTCAGGGAGTTCGTGTGCCCTGAAGATGGCGAACGTTCCGCCGTAGGACTGGTCCATTGCTAGTTCTACTTCTTGAAAGGTGCCCATTGCTAGCACGAAGTTGTCTTGCATGTCTACTAGGCAATAGTCGCTCGGCATTAGCCATTCCATAAAGCGGTAGTAGATGTTGAGTAGTGCGTGGTATGTCATGTGTTGAGCCATTCGTCCATCTCCTTCTGTCCTTGGTGCTCTTGCTCGTAGATGTCCACGAACATCTCTACCTTGTCGGCGTTGCGAAAGATGAGAGTTAGGTCGTGGTATTTCTTGTTGCCGGGGTTCCGCCCGGTGTGCCAATCGGATAGTGAACATCCAATGATTGCTTGACGGCATGTTTCCTCGCCGTATGCTTTGATAGCGGTGGCGAGTTTCTTCCGCCTTGCATCGTCTAGTACTGTTGTGGTTCGCTTGTTGAATGTCTCTTTCCAGAAGTCGAACAGTGTCTGTATGCTATCCGTAGGGACACCATTGAAGTCTGTTTGACCAAACAAATTCATTTCTTCCACTGTTCCTCCTTTCAAAGTAGTATTGTTGAGTTAATATATTCATTGAACGGTTTTCGTCGGGGTTAGCCGTTCAGAACGACGGAAGGGCCGGGGGAGAGAGGATTCCCCCGGCCTTTCTCGTTGTGTGGGCGATCAGGACTGCTTGACGTGCTCCTTCCACCTGCGCAGTACCTGAGGCTTGTGCGCCTGCCCACGCTGGAGTCCCTGAAGGTATTCGATTGCGTCCTTCGGGGAGTACTCCATGTGAACCTGATTCTTCTGTGCGTATTTGGCGCACTCGGTTTCGTCGTAGGTGCCGCCGCCTCCGGGGCGGTAGACCATGCCGTCCGTGACCCAGATGACGGGAGCCTTCTTGCTGGTACGTCGGGATACGGCGTACTGGATGGCCGGAAGGTCGTTGCCATTGCCGCCTCGGAAGCGAGGAAGTTTGTCACACATTTTCCCCTTGTCTGCGAGGACGTAGGTGTTGTCACCGTCCCATCCTGTTGAGTAGGCGATGACGGTACACCCCGGAGCCGCTTCCATCATGTTGCGTACCTCTTCCTTGGAGAGCGACATGGAGCCTGACACGTCGATTAGGACGACGCCGCCGCTGGCCTTGACGTACTTGTCAAAGATGCGGCGATCAGGATCGGTGAGCATCCGGTGCATCCGGCGAGGGTTGCGTCCAACGTTGGAGGCTACTCGCTTGCGCCCGATGGAGCCGGGTACAGTGATCGTCAGAGGAACGTGCTTAAGACGCACGGGGAGCCAGTCACCGACTCCCTTTCGGGCGATGGCGTTGTCCATGATCTTCTTGGCCTGCTTCTGAATGTCCTTACGGTCAATCTTCTCGGCCTTCTCCTTGAGTTCCTTGTCCTTGCCGTCGTCGTTAAGGCCACCCTCCTTGGATGAAACTTTTGTCTCACCTTCTTCCGTAGCGAGGTCGCCCTCGTTCTCGTCCTCTGCGGACTCGGCGTCGGTGTCGGCAGTTGCCTCTTCAGGCTCATCTTCCATCTGCTCGGGAACGGGCATGGCGGCGATGGACTCCAGAAGCATCGCAAGTTCGATGGTGAAGTTCATGCCGATGATCGTATCGGAGTTGCGGTTAAACAGAGTACTGCCGTAGTTCCGCAGTGCGTCGGAGTCAGACGTGAGGTTCGCTCCGTACATGCTCTTCTTGACGTTCTTGATCTGCTTCTTCTGGAAGGCGACGATCTCTTTAGCGATGTCTCGCAGAGTGTCGGCCCAGACAGGAGCGCTGCGTCGGATGCCGACGATCAGAGGATTCAGGCTTCCAGTGTGTACAGACGCCGCCACGGCATAGACCGCTTCGGGCCATGAGTTGTTGGAGGCAAGCAGTTCACCGTCAAACTTCTCTGAGCCGGTCACGAGAGACTTCATGGGGAATCCCAGCATGGAGGCAATCATGTTCACTCGGGCTTCTTCTGCCGCACGGACAGCGCCCTCGCCGGTCACGTCAGTGATGTAGGGCGTCAAATCTTGAGGTGAAACTTTTACGTGAATCTGCTCATGCGCTCGGATGGCACGTGCCAGTTGTGAGTCGTCCAAGGGGACCCGCATAATGCGTCCTGAGACAGTGATGAAGGGTTCGCCTCGCACTGCCCGAACGTTGCCGACATCCCAGCCGCCAGTGTTGCGGATGTCCTCTCGGGTAAAGATTTCAGGCATCGGCCTGTTCTTGTTGTGTACTTCTTCAATGATGGTCATATCAATCTCCTCTCTAGATGATGACCTAAGTGTATCATAGGTTGGTTGTTGGTGTCAAGTCGAAAGTGAGGGGAGGGGGCCAACCAATCCCCCTCCCCTCTTAATGTGCCTGATAGGGATCGCTGGCACCACTCCAGCATTCGACCTATCGACGTGGCACGATCTGTTACAGACTCGCCTCAGGGGTCTGCTGGAACTGGTCGATGCGGATGGCCTCCAAGAAGGCGTTCGCACGATCTCCCAGAATAAGTTGAGCAGCCTTTTCCTCGCCCATCTGGCTCGTCAACTTGACCATCGACTGAAACAGTCGGAGAGACATGCGTTCCGAACCGGCGTCAGCCATCCGGTCTGCGTAGTTCCTCCAGTGGGGAGGAAGCGTGAGCAGAGCATCGGGGTGGGGACGGTCGATGCGGACACGAACGGGGAACCGGTCGGTCAGAGCCTCGGGAAGTTCCTCCACGTTCTCTACGTTGGTCGTCATGATGACAGTGTAGCCAGCGGCAGGGTAGGTCTTTTCCCCGGTGACAGGATGCTCCCACTCGGCAGACTCCGCAGAGTCGGTCATGTTGAGAAGGGTAGCGAACACGTCGCCGCCTGCCTTGTCGATCTCGTCCACAACGAGTCGGCCACCGCTACGGCGAGCCTTGATGGCCGCACCTTCGATGTAGTCGAAGCCGTTCTCGCTAGGCAAGAAGCCGCCCGTCACGTCCATGTTGGTCATGTCGTCGGTGCAGGTGAGTCGATGTGACTCCTGTCCGGGTGTTTTCTTGACATGCAAGGCGCTGAAGGTCTTGCCCGTTCCGGGGGGACCGAACAGGATCATTCGGTCGATGCCAGCGCTGAGAACCTGATTGAAGGTGTCCCAGCAGTTGTTGGTGGTTTCGGTATTCATGGTTGGTATCCTTTCGGAGTTGGTTGCTTACGGGTGTAAGTATAGCAGGTGGTCAGACGCTTGTCAAGTTCAAAGCGGTATTTAGATTGACCCAATCTCGCCAAGGCATGTGATGGGTCATGTTGTCATGGATGTCCATGAAGCCGACGATAGGCTCCTTGCCCCATCCGGTCCAGACGATGCTAGGGCTGTCGTGACCAATGTCGAAGGGTCGGCAGTCGTCACCGATGATGATGCCGTAGCCGGTGCTACTGCCTTCTAGTTCGGTGAGGGTGTCGAAGATGATGCGGGCGCAGTACGAGTCGTCAGTGATTCGGCCTTCTCGGTCTGCACGCTGTAGGGCATCGGATACGACGGTGTTCACTTCACTGCCTCGCCAGTGGGTGTAGAAGTGGATAGCGGTGTCGCTTCCTTCTTGCTTGATTCGGATGGTTGCTCTGTCTCCCATGATGGGTGCTCCTTGTGGTTGTGTGGTTTATGGTTCTGATTGTACTACAGGTGACTGTAGGCTGTCAAGTATTTCTTTTGATGCGTGCCCTAGGGACACCATTGAGGTTTATTAGAAGTCATCGGTCAGGCTCAACTGACCTTCTAACTCTTGTTTAAAGTTTTCACTGATGATTGACCGGATGGCGTCCGATTCAGCATTCACTGCATCCCATCGCATCCAATCGGTCCACTCATCGAACGTCATGCCGACAGTACTGGACACCTCACCAGTCTCCCCGATGAAGTGATCCATGATGATCCCCTCGTGGGTAATGGTGATGTTCAGTGTCTCGCCGTCGCCTAGGTCAACATTGCCCCGCCACAGGTCGTAGTGGTCCTCGTTGACTTGCAGTGTAGGTGAGTGCAGGTTCATCAGAGCACGCTCTCAGCGAACGATGCGGTGGATTTGAGTGAAGCAACCCACCATTCTTGGTCGCTGTTGGCCTCGGCCCATTCGTGAGCGTCCTCCCAGTTGAGGAAGGGGCCGACAGGAGTCACACCGTCGAACACGTTGCCCATCATCACGATGTGCAGACCGTCTAGGGTGTCGCCGTTAGCCTCTGCTGTTTCGACCAGTTCATCATCCTCGGGCCAGACAGCGGTGTCGTCAGTGTTGACTAGGACACACTCGGCGGCATTGATGATAGTGCCGGTGCCGGGGTGGACGATGAACGTGGTTTGTTCTTCGGGGTAAGTTTTCATCTGAAGTTTGCTCCTTCTGTAGATGGGTTGGTGGCGAGCAGTTTAGCCTCTTGCTCAGGAGGGTGTCAAATCAGACGGCGGCGAGAAGCATCTCACGTGCCGTCAGGGTGAGGGTCTGAGCATCCTCAGGGTCAGTGACAACCTTGGTCTGCTTCATCTCCTTGTTCTTGCCCTTGGTTCCGGTGTGGAACTCGTAGGACTGCACCGCTTGGTACAGGCTGAAGGCGTTCTCACCGAACTTCTCCACTTCCTCGCCGTAGAAGTACATGATGCCGTCACGACGCTTCTCAGCGAAGTTCACAGCCTTCTGGTTGGCGTCAGGATCGGTGATGAGGGGAGCGACCTGCTCCAGAATCCGGTTGCGGAGACTGTTGGTCATCTGAAGCCCCTTCAGCATCGTGGCGTCGGTGATGAAGGCATCGAAACGGTTCGCCGCTTCTGCCATGATCTGAGCCTTGCTGAACAGCATCTCATCGTGGTTCTTGGAGCGCTTCTGGCTCATCTGAAGTTCGCCCAGACCTTCCTGATTGGTGCAGAAGGGTCGGAAGGTGAATCCGATGGCACGAGTGCTGAACACGCTGTTCATGCTAGCGGTGTACATGATGGAGCGGGTCAGGCTGTCGCCGTCACCGAAGGTGTAAGGCTCGTCAATGTCCTGAGTGAACACGAGGATGGAGCCGTGGTGCCACGTGCGCATCCCGGTGACCGACTCGGGGAACATAGCCTCGGCGGTGTTGAGGATGGACTCGTAGGAGCCGCTGTAGTAACTGTTGCCAGCGCCAGCCTTGAGAACCGCCTGAGTGCCGTCAGCGTACTCACGGTAGACAGTGTTGGAGTTCTCGTCCACGCTCCCGTTGGGGAGGATGGTGCCGGTAACCTGAGGGGTGAACAGTGCGTCGGCGTCCAGAGCAGCGTCCATAGCGCTGACCCCGTTCTCGTACTGCTTGTTGGTGGAGAGCATGTAGCCCATAGTGTGTGACCTCCTTGGTCGGTTGTTGTTGTTACTGATGTAACTCTATCACAGGTTTTCGGAACCTGTCAAGTTTTGTTTGAAGTTTTTTTTCGGAGTGGGGGGGAGAGGGCCGGA